GCCGTGGGCGGCCTGCTGAACGGCGCGCGCGCCACGGGGAACAACGTGGCCGTCAGTCAGCGGGTGTACGTGGCCGACATGCAGGGCTAGGCGCTCGGCTGCGCCGGGCGCCACGCGGCAAGAGGCCCCGCCTCCCTACTTGGGCAGCGGGGCCACTGAGTCGGTGCCCCGCGGGGCCTACTTCAGCCGCAGCGTGGTCGCGGCGCCCGCCTGTAGGTTCAGGCCGATGCCGCCCGCGATGCCCCGCGCCCCGTCGTTCGTGGTCATGCGCCCCTTGATGGGCTGGGCGTCAGGGTGCAGCTCCTCGAACTTGGCCAGCACCGTGTCCATCGTCAGCAGCGCGTTGCGCCCGGCGTCGGTGTGCGTGGTCTTCGCGGCGGCATCCGCCCGCGCCGCCAGCCGGCTGATGCGCTCGCGCAGGGCGTTGCCGATTGCGCGCGCCGTCTGGTCCGCGTTCATGTAACGCAGGGGCTTGTCGCACTCGGGGTCCTGCCACCGCTCCCACAGCGGCATGGTGCCGGCCTTCTCGCGGCCCAGCCTGCGCACGGTGGCCACGAGGTACTTGTGCATCGCGGTGGCAGTCACGCGGGCGCTCTCGCGGCCCACCAGCCCCATCTCGTACCCCTTAACAAGGTCGCAGCGGATGGCGCGGCACCCGTAGTAGCGCGCCACCGGGCCCAGCAGCATGAAGTCCCAGTCGGGCGCGGCCGCGCTGTTGCGGCGGTAGCTGCGTTCGCCGTCCACGGGGTCGTCGCGCTCGAGGTCAGCAGCGTCAAACTGGTGCTGCTCCATGAGCTGGTGCGCCTTGGCTAGGAACGCCTCGGCCTCGTGCTCGTTGGTGGTGCTGGCGGCCTTGGCGAGCAGGGCGCGGACCTTGTCGGCGATCTTGGTTTTGTCGGTCATTGGTGCCTCCTGTTACTGTGCTTCAAGCCACGCCAGCAAGGCGGGGAGCTGCTCATCGCGGCGGGCCTTGTATCCCTTTGCCCATGCAACGTAGGACCGGCGGCCGCTGTTGAAGCTGAACGGGTTCTTGGACCCCGCTTCAGCGGCATAGCCGAGTTCATAAGCGGCTTGGGCCTTGCTGTCCATGCACCCTACTTAGACCAATACGTCCAAGACGCAAGCACCGCATCCAGATTTATTTTGCCTCGGCGGGCCACGCGCCCACGTCGCGCAGGATGCGCTCGGCCTGCGCGACGTACCAGCCGCGATCCACGTCTGCCGGCACCGCCATGTCGGCGGGCAGCTCCATCAGCGGCTTGGCGCCCTCGGTGCGGGCCACCTTGTTGCCCGTGCGGGCATAGACGATCTCGCCCTCGATGCCCTCGGCGTAGTACCAGCGGATGGTCTTGCCGAGGTACTCGGTGTGGCCATCGCCCCACACCTTGACGCCGCCGCCAGTGACCACGCGCACGCTGACGAACCGGCGCACGTCGTTGCACGCGTAGATGGTGTCGGCCACCGGCGTGCCCTTCGACAGGTACGCCTGCGCGGCGTCCGAGCACACCAGCGCCTCTGGGTTCTTGCTCAGCACGCTGTTGTGGGCGCTGCCGCGCTCACTGTACCAGCCCTTGCACTTGGTCTTGCCATCCGTCTTGACGGCGATGTAGTTGTTGACGTTGGCCGAGTACAGCGCCCGGTACTCGGTCTCCTCGGTCTCCAGCCCCGTGTGCCGCTCCCACGCCGTGAAGATCCGCACCATCTCGTCGTAGCGGTCAGCCGGGCACGCCACCACGATGCCGTCGGTGTTGGCCGACACCACCGGGATGCCCGCGGCCTCCAGCGCCTCGATGGCCATGAGCAGGCTAAGCTGCCCGGTGATGGTGACCTGCACCATGTTGGGCACGTCGTACACGGTGCTGAACGGATCCGACAGCTTGCCGAACACCCCGTTGTTGGCAATCTTCATGCCGTCGCGGGTGGCGACCATGAACAGGTACTTGACGTCGTTCTTGCTGTGCCCGCGCTCGTCGGCCTCGCGCACCCACGTCTTGGCGTTGGTGCGGGTGTCGACCATGCCGCCCAGCGCGATCAGGAACGTGCCCCCTAGCTGCGGCGGCGTAAACTTGTTCTTGAGTATCAGGTTTGGGTAGTAGCCGGTGACGTCGCGGTCGATAACGCGCAGGTGGTTGCCCGCCACCACGGCCTGCGACTTCTCTTGGCTGTGCAGGCCGCCCATGCCGACCTTGTACTTCTTGCCACCGATGACCACGGTGCGCTCGCGGATCAGCTTGGGGCACTCGGCGTGCCCGCTGGGCCCGACCGTGATCTCGGTGGTGGCGAAGTCGTGCAGGGCCGAGCGCAGCTCGTCGCTGGCGAACTGTATGTACGCGGGCGGCCGGTACGTGAACACCTGCCCCACCGACTGGCCCACCTTGGGCCGCCGGGGCCAGCGCCCGGTGACGCGCTTGAGCTCTTGGTCGATGATGGCCTGCGCAAGCTGAGCGTCGCTGCGGCTGCGCAGGTCCATGCCGTACTGGTCGCTGAGCTGGCGCCGCAGGTCCAGGTGCTCGCCGAGCTGGCGGTGCAGGAACGCCGTGGCGTGGGTGTCGTTCACGCAGTACCAGCGCACGATCGCGGCCTGCGCCGGGCTGAGCATGGTGCTGGGGTGGAACGGCAGGTCCTGGAGCTTGCGGCCGTGCATGCGGGCGTAGTAAGTCTTGAGGCTGGTCTTGGCGTTGTACGAGTTTGAGCCGCCTTCGCTGCCACCCAGCGGCGCCACGTCGAACAGATCAACGTGGTCGCACTCGATGCGCTTGGCCTTGCCCGCGCGCAGCACCTCCTGCGGCCGCAGGCCCTCGACGATCATCTTGTCGCTGCACACCTTGAGGTTGGCGGGGCTGTGCCCGGCCGCCGCCAGCGCGTTGATGGTCATGTCGTACTTGTAGCTGTTGAACCCCACCGTGGCGAAGTTCGCGATGACCCAACGCAGCTTGGCCCCGTCGATCGGCGCCTGCTCGCCGTGGGCCTCGACGAACGCCACGCTGCCCGTGCTCAGGCTGGTGAACATCGCGAGGAAGTAGTTGCCGTACACCTCGTCGTCGGTGACCAGCACCTCGCGGCGCGCCTGCGCGGTCTGCAGCTCGGCGTCGCTCATCACGTGCACAGGGAAGCGCAGCGCCTCCTCAAGCCCCGGCAGGTAGTCGTCGGCCAGCCACGTCGGCGCGGGCGGGGTGCGCTTGACTACCTCCTTCTTGACCTTGGGCGGCGGGGTGTCGTCCCAGAAGAACCCGACGGCGTCGTTGCGCACCTAGACCTCGTAGGTGGGCACGCCCGCGGCGCGGGCCGCGTCGGCCTCGGGGCAGGGCCCGAATGACACGCACGCGTCAGGGCGCAGGGCCACCATGGCCTCGCCGGCCGCGCGCACGTTGGCGGCCACAGCGGCCGGGCCCACGACCGTGGTGGCCGCGCTCGGCACGCGCATGGCCGCGGCCCAGCCCAGCGCCAAGTGGCCCGGCCCGTCGCCGTTGCGGGCCACCACCACGAGTCGGCCGTAGTGGGCGAGCGCCGAGGCCATCTGCGCGGCCACCTGCGTGCGCTTGCGGGGGCGGTCGGGGTGGCCCACCACCATCAGCACGGTGGGCCGGCTCACATGCGCATCCCGACGATGGCACCGCGCAGGTAGTCGCCGAAGAACAGCGCCGGGCCGGGGTACAGCGTTAGGTCAATGGTCTTCACTACGCCCTCCAGCAGCCCCAGCATGTGCAGGTTGTACAGGCCGTCGCAGGGGAGGTCCAGCTCGTACGCGGCCCCCTCCTCGGTGTTGGCGTGGGTGCGCAGCGCGCCGCCCATCATGTACACCCGCTTGGCCCCGTCGGCCATGCCCTTGATCGTGGCCAGCGCCTCGAAGAACCCGGCGGGCAGCGGCTGGGGGTTGCTGGGGTGGTCGAGCAGCCGACTGACCACATCCATGGGCCACTCGGTAGTCAGCAGTTGGCTCCGTATCCAGCGGCCGTCCGGGTAGTGGAAGGTGATGCTGTCTCGCGTGACCTGCCCGCTGACCGGCGGCTCGCCCACGCGCAGCAGCTCGCGGATGCACTCGCGCGGCACGTTCACGCGCAGCGGGATGGGGCTGCGCAGCCAATACTGCACGATGCACGTGTTGTTGGTGGCGGTCGCCATGGCGCCGTCAAGCAGCACGCCGTTGGTGAACGGCCGGCTGGCGTCGTTGCCCACGAACGGCTCGAGCACCCGCATGGCCTCGAACAGCACCGCCCCGTCAAACTCGAACGGCTCGCCCTCGGGGCTCACGTGCGGCGTCTCGCCCTGCACCGTGCCCACCAGCGCGCGGAACGGCCCGCTGCGCACCGACAGGTTGCCAGACGCGGTGACGCTGATCGTGGTGGCCTCGCGGCACCCCTCGATGGCCTTGACCATGGCGTCGGCCCGCGGGCAGCACGTAAAGTCCAGCGCGATGGGGCTGCTGATGGCCAGCCGCCCGTTGTAGCTGCGCACCGTGCCGTCCTCGATGCGAAAGTGCGTCATCGCGGGCAGCAGGTCCTTCTTGGCGACCGCCCCCTGCACAAACTTGAGTTCCTTCAGCATCGTTCCTCCTGAGCACCGTACTTCTCGACCAGCCTCCGCACCGCCGGGCTGGCCCACGTCTTGTTGTTGCGGTAGCGCCACAGGGCCACCTGGAACCGCCTGTGCATGGGCCCGTGGCGCGGGCTGACGCGGCAGACGTACAGGTAGGTGGGCACCGCCGTGCGTACCACTAGAACAGTTCTTGCACGTGCGTGCGGAACTTGGTGCTGCCGGCCGCGTTGATCATGGTGTTGATGACGCCGTAGGCCCACAGGTTCCACGCGAACCGCGACTCGTACACGGTGCTGAGCCGCTCGTAGGTGAACCCGTTGGCCTCCAGCAGCCCGAACACGTACTGCTGCTCGAGCGCGCTGAGCGTGGTGGCGTGCTGCCCGGCGTCGTGCCTGCTGGGCGACTTCTCCGACACGCTCATGGGCCCGTGCTCGGGCAGCATGACGCCGCCGAACGCGGCCGTCTGCACCCACGACGACGAGTCGCAACTGTACCACGGGTAAGACTCCATCAGCGGAATGCTGGTGATGCCGAACCCGTGCACCTTGATCTTGGCCCGGCCGCTGCCGTCAACGAGGTGCTTGTTCCACACCCGGTCCAGCCACGTCATGAGCTGCGCCGTGCTGGCGCCCACCATGCCGCCGAGCGTGATGTACTCGTAGTTGGCGACGTAGTAGTCGAGGTAACGCTCGTCCTCGCCGGCGTGGAAGCAGGGCAGCGGCCGCACGCCCCGCGCCTCCATCTCGAGTTGGTTGCGGTACGTCGCCAGCGGGTCGCCGATGCCGTCCAGCACCGAGGCCATCAGCGCGCCGTCCTCGACGCGTATGATGTCCATGTTGCGCTGTATGTAGTCGACGTAATCCGCCACCGACAGCGACACGCCCAGCGTGTAGGCCGAGAACGCGCCGCTGTCGAGGAACACCCGCGCGCCGCAGCGGCGCATGTGGTCGACGTACACCTGCTTGCCGACGTAGTGCCACGACTCCAGGACGTGGGGCAGGCCGGCGCAGATCTCCTGCTCGCGGGGCAGCATCTTGTCGTGGTGCCGCATGCCGGGCATCACGTTGTTGGTGTACACTGCCGCCATGTAGATCTGCATCGTACCGCCCTACCCCAGCCCAGCCCTACCTCGCAAGGGCAAGGAACTCGGCCCGCGCGCTGGGCTCGTCCTTGATGACGCCGCGCAGCGCCGAAGTGATCGTGTGGTGGCCCTGCTTGCACACGCCCCGACTCTCCATGCACAGGTGCCGGGCCTTGATGAGCACGCCCACGCCCTTGGGGCCCAGACCCTGCACCAGCGCGTCGGCCACCTGCGTGGTCAGCCGCTCCTGCACCTGCAACCGGCGCGCGAACACGTCGAGCACGCGACTGAGCTTGCTGAGCCCCACCACCCGGCCGTCCGGGATGTACGCGATGGTGGCGGTGCCGAAGAACGGTGCGAGGTGGTGCTCGCAGTGCGTGTAGAACGGGATGTCTTTAATCACGACCATCTCGTCGCAACCCTCGGCCCCGTCGTCGAAGCACTTGAGCAGCGCCAGCGGGTCCTGCTTGTAACCGCTGGCCCAGAACTCCCACGCCTTGGCCACGCGCTCGGGCGTCTCGGCCAGCCCGCCCCGCGTGACGTCTTCGCCGATGCCCGCCAGCAGCGCGCGCACCGCGTCGGTGATGTAAACGTCGCTCACTTGCCTTCCCCCATGTAGCTGGCACCGTTCGCGCCGTGTTCCCTGCATTCAACTTCAACCAGACGCACGCCCCGCGCACGCTCGGCGGGAGTGATCAGTTCGTCTGCCCAGCCCCACGCCATGCTTGCGAACGACTCGCACCCGACCCGCTCGACAGCGAGCGGTTCCTGCCAACCGTACTTCTGGTAGAGTATCAGAAAATCGCGCAGCGCCGGGTCGTCCTTGGCTAGGGACAGCCGGTGATCGAAGTTGGTGCAGAGCCGCGCCTTGAGCGGCTTGAGACTTCCAAAGTCTTTGACCCAGCCGTTTTCATCCAGCTCATCGCACTCGAACACAAACTTGAACCCGAGGGCGTACCCATGGGGCTCGCGGCAGTGCGTTGTCGCATTGGGTTGCCGGAAGATGGCAGACAGGCCCTGCTCGTGCCCGTAGGTCTTGGTGACGCGATAGCTCATGCCTGTTACGCCTCCTTGGCGTACTGGATGACCTCGGGCAGGCCGTTGATGGCGAACGCGGTGCGCCGCATGTGGCAGGGGCCGCACGTGCCGCAGTGGATGGGCCCGGCGCGGTAGCACGACCACGTCAGGTTCATCGGGGCGCCGTTGGCGTGCCCCAGCGCCACGATCTCGTGCTTCATCAGGTTGCCCACCGGCATGGCGACGCGCACGCGCCGCCCGTCGCCCACGGCGAACGGCAGCAGGTCGTTGAACCGCGCCACGAACTCGGGCTCGTTGTCGGGGTACGCCCCCGCCTCTTCGAGGTTGTTGCCCAGCACGATGACGTCGAAGCCGCGCGCCTCGGCCATGGCCGTGGCCAGCGCCAGCATCACGAGGTTGCGGGCCGGCACCCACTCGTGCGCGTACTCGGCCCCCGCCTCGCCGCCCGCGATGGTGCTGTCGGCGCGCAGGAGCGGGCTGTCGGCGGGGTCGTAGACGTCCATGGGCGCCACCAGCAGCGGCACGCCTAGGCTGTGCGCCACCGCCTGCACCGCGGCCACCTCGGGGCCCTCGGCCCGGCTGCCGTAGCGGAAGTGCAGCAACGTGACCTCGGCCCCGTCGCGCACCATCTCGCTGGCGGCGACCACGCTGTCGAGGCCCCCGCTGCACACCACCAGCGCCCGCTGCCGCGGCCCGTCGCCGCCCCACGGCCGGGGGTCGAGGCGGTGGTGCGCGCCGCCGTCGTCGATCAGCCACGCCGAGTACGGCGGCAGCATCTGCGGGGCCAGCCGAGGCGGGAAGTAGTGCCGGGCGCTGGCAAGGTAGGTGCCGCTGTCGTCCTTGGCCCACCAGATGGGCCGGTAGTTGCACGCGACGTACAGCAGCCCCGGCTCGTCGTCGTGCGTGGCGATGATGGCGTAGCTGCCCTTTAGGTCGCGCAGCATGCTCGTGAACGCCAGCGACGGCGGCTGGGTGCCGCCGTGCACCTCGGCCAGCAGCTCGGCGATGGCCGCGCTGTCGATGCGCGTCTCGAGCGCGTTGGTGCGCAGCTCGTGGTCATTCGCAATGGTGCCGTTGTGCACCACGCTCCACTTGCCCAGCACGTACGGCTGCTGGTCCTGCCAGTGCTTGTCCGCCACGTACTCGGTCGTGGGCTCGGCGCGCAGGTTGGCCAGCAGCGTGCCCGAGTACACGGCCCTGTCGGTGTCGAACAGCCCCTCGCCGTCCCACTGCTCTCGACCGAGGAAGCGGCGCTCGATGACGTCGCCGTCCTGCGCCAGCCGGTAGCCCATGCCGTCGCGGCCGCGCTCGCGGCTGGCGCGCAGGATGGTCGACAGCACCGCGTTGGCCCGCGCGGCGCTGCCGTCCGCGTCGAGCGTGAACCCCACTATCGCGCACATGCTATTCAACTCCTATGAACTTGTGGACCTGCAACTGTAGCGTGTGGCCGTGGCGCAGGCAAGAAGCGACGGCCGCGCGGGTGTGCAGCGCGTTGAGCCCGTCGTCGTGGGCGTCCATGGGCTGGACGTACACCGGGCGGTCCCAGCCCATGGGCGGGCGCGCCGGGCGGCCGGGGTGCTGGAGGGCGTGCAGCGGCAGGCCGTCTTCGGCCACCTGCCCGGCCTCGAGCACGTACTTCAGCGCGCACGCCACCTCGAGGATGTCGGGGTGCACCTTGCCGGTCTTGGGGCTGCACACCACGTACACGCCGGGCATGCGCCCCTGGATGCCCTTGGCCATGCTGGTGACGTAGGGCCGGTACGACGCCAAGCGGGTGGGCGCCAGCGTGCCGTTGGTCTCGACCTGCACGTCGTAGCCTTGGTGATTTAGCATGTCGAACAGCCCGCGCAGCTCCTGCCGGAAGGGCTCGCCCCCGGTGACCACGACGAGTCCCTCGTCGCGCCACCGCTCGGCGCGCCACAGGCGGTTGACCTCGAACACCACCTCGCTGGGCGCCATCATGCGCCGCCCGGCGGTGTACTCGGTGTCGCAGGCCGGGCACTGGAGGTTGCAGCCCGCGAGCCGCACGAACACGCAGGGGCGACCGCAGAACGGGCCCTCGCCCTGTATGGTCAGGAATATGCTGTGCACGTCGACGGACCCGTTCCAGGTCGACGGCGCACGCTTCTCGATTGGTTGCGTGTTGGGCAAAGGTGCCTCCGGGAAGTTGCCCCGCGCGACGTGCGCGGGGCGGGGTTTCGGGGCTGGTGGGTTACGCCGCCGCGGGGGCGGGCGCAACCGGGGCGGGCGGCACCTCGGGTGCGGCCGGGGCCGGCTCGGCGGCCGGGCCCTGCTCGGGCTTGGGCGCGTCGATGCGGCCGGTCACGTTGTGGAACTTGCGCCACCGGGCGTACTCGGTGCGCGTGTTTGCATCGTTGAGGCCCTGCGCCTGCGCCAGCGGCATGGCCTCGCCGATCGAAGCCGGGCTGCCGCGCTCGCCGCTGACCTTGTCGAAGATCTCCCACGTCTTGCCGCACAGCGTGTCGGGCTTCGGGCGGCGCACGCCGTTCTGCTCGGGCATGCGCGACGCCTCGCGGTCGGCCTTGGCGCGCTCGGCGGCCTGCGTCTTCTCATCCGCCTTCGCCTTGGCGGCGTCGTCGCGCGCCTGCTTGGCGGCCAGCTTGGTCTGCTCGCGCTCGGCGGCCTTGTCGGCCTTGGCCTGCGCCCGCTCGGCGTCCTTGGCGACCTTCTCGGCGTCGCGCCGCGCCTTGGCGTCCGCGCGCTCGCGGTCGCGGAGCTCCTTGGCGGCCGCCCGCTCGGCGTCGCGCCGCGCGCGCTTCTCCTCCGCCGTCTCCTGCGGCGCCGCGGCCGCCTGCCCGTTGTCGTCTGCCATGGTGTTTTCCCTCAGATGTTGGTTTGACTGCCCCGCGAACCTAGCAGGGTCGGAAGCCTCGCGCAACTACCCCAAGCGGGCCTTCTGCCACGCGCCCAGCTCGTTGCTCGAGGTGGTCGCCTTGATCCCCTTGTGCTCGGCCAGCTCGGCCATCACCGTGCGCCGCATGGCCAGCACCGCGGCCTTGTCGGTGGGGCGCCCGGCCGCCTCCCAAGCCGCGTCGGCCGCCTCCCAGATCACCGGGCGCACGCCGACGGCGCGCACCTTGGCGGTGGGTGCCGGGGGCGGCGGGGGCGCAGGTGCCGCCTCGGCGCGAGTCAGGCCCTGCGGGGCCCTGCGCTCGGCGCCCGCCAGCGCGGCCTCTGACAGCGGCTTGGCCACGAGCGGGAACAGCTCCTGCGGCGCGGCCGGCACCTTGGCGCCGCGGGCGTAGCGGTGGGCGCGGCCGGCGTGCAGGTCGTCCTCAACCGCCGCCACCTGAGCCCGCACCTCGTCCAGCACGGCAACGGTAGCCGGGGTGTGATCAAGCATCTCGGCAAGCTGCCGGCGGAGCACGTTCGACTCGCTGTGCACCAGCTCGGCCCCGGTGGTGTGCTTGTACAGCAGGCACAGGTCCAGCCTGCCCATGCCGCACAGGAACGCCTCGCGCGCCGTGTCCTCCACCATCACGCTGCGGTCGGGCGCCTCGAGCCACGCCAGTGCCGACAGCGTCTCGCGGTCGTGGTGCTTGTGCAGGAACACCAGCTTGTCCATGTCGATAGACACGTGCATCAGGGCTCACCCCTTCTTGCCGCCGTTCGGTCCGCCGCCGCGCGGTGCTGCCGGCAAAAGATATCGTTCTTTAGCGCGCCGCGCTCGCACTGCTTGCGTCCGGCCGTCCACGTGTCGCCGTAGCTTACGCGGCTCTGGCACCGCGGCTTGCCCGCCGCGGTGTTGGGTGCCAGAGGGCGGCTCACTTCGCCGCTCGCCCGGTGATGCCGTTGAACTTGCGCCACTGGTAGAACTCGATGGCGGCGTTGTTGGGGTTCCAGCCGCGCGACGGGGCCAGCTCCTTGAGGCCCTTGACGGTGGGCGGGGTGCCCGCCGCCTGCCGCGCGTCGCACTCGTCCCACACCGCGCGGCACACGCCGCCCGCGCTGGGCCGCTTCACGCCGTTGCGCTCCTCGCGGTTGGCCTCGACCTTGACGCCCTTGCGGGCGGCGGGCTTGGCGGCGGGCTTTGCGGGGGCCGGCGCAGGGGCGGCCTTGGCGGCCCGGCCCGCGCTGGCCTCGTACTCGGCGTCCGACTTGGCCTTGGCGGCCTCTTCCTTGGCCTTGGCGGCCTGCCGGGCCTCGTGCTCGGCGTCGGCGCGGGCCTGCTCGGCGTCGTCGTGCGCCTGCACCGCGGCAGGATCGATCAGGACCCAGCCGCCGTCGTCCTCGTCGAGGTAGTCCGCGCGGATCTGGTCGTTGGTGAGCTTCTCGGCGATTGCTGCGAACTGGGTGCGGAACGCGCGCACGGCGTTCGACTTGCTGTTGTAGACCTTTGCCATGATGCCTGCCTCCTGTGGCGCGGCGCCAACCGCGCCGTGTGCATCCTACCTAGGCCCGATGTTGACGGTTGTAAAGCACCCGGATGCGATTTATTTGCATCAGAACGGCACGTCGTCCTCGTCGGGCTGGTACGCCAGCTCGGCCGCAGGCGCCGTGTGCCGGGCCGCCTCGACCTGCGGGGGCTCGCACGCGGCCTCGGTGCCGAACGCCGTGCCGTCGTAGCAACGCGCGAGGATCTGCGGGTAGGGCTTGGCGTTGGTCCACACGCGCAGGTGCGTGGGCACCACCATGCGCTCGACGCGCGCCAGCGCCTCGTCGGTGCTGCCCGGCAGCTCGTCGCCGCCCATGGCGCGCCACAGCCCCTTGGCGCGGTTGCGGATGGGGCCCTCGTGCTCGATGCACAGGTAGTCGCTGAACACGGTGCGCAGGCCCGAGTAATACGACATCTTGAGGCTGGGGGGCCGGCCCTGCTTGCGGTGCACGCTGGCGGTTATGTGGTCCACCCGGAACACCTCGGTGACGGGATCGTCGCCGCGCACCAGCTCGTGCGTGCTGGCCTCTCCCTTCAGCTTGGTCTCAAACTTGAACTCGTAGTCGCAGTACGGGCAGAAGCGCAGGCTGGCGTGGATCCACTCGTCGCAGCGGTCGCACGCCTTGACGGGGGCCTCGCCGCCGCCCTTGCCCTTGCGCCGCGGCACCACCGGGTCGTTGATCGGCCCCATGCGCCGGGTGTTGCCCACGTAGTCGAGCACCCGGCAGTCGTGCTTGCCGCCCGCCGCGATCGCCGACAGCCGGCCGCCGAGGTCCTCGAGGTCGTAGCCCGTTGCGTCGCCGCCCGGCCCGTACAGGGGGCGCGTGCCGCGGCCAAGCATCTGCACCCACAGCACGGGGCTGGCGGTCTGGCGCAGCATCACGATCAGGTCGATGCGCGGGTTGTCAAACCCCTTGGTGAGCACGTTGTTGTTGACCAGCGCGGTCAGCCGCCCGGCCTTGGCGTCCCGGATGTGGTCATCGCGGCCCCCGACCCCGGTGTGCACCACGCCGCAGCTGACGCCCAGCTCCTCCAGCATCTGGCCGATGGTGTCGGCGTGCTTGTTGCCCGTGGCGAACACCAGCCACGACGTGCGCCCCTCGTCCTCGGCCGTCTGCTTGGCCTCCTGTAGCGCCTGCCACGTGAGCTCGTCGTGCTGGTCGACGAAGCTCTGCAGCTCGCTCTCAATGTACTCGCCGCCCCGCATGTGCACGCCGTCGGCCTCCAGCAGCGGCCGGATGTTCTTGGCGCGCAGCGGCATGAGGTAGCCCTCGGCCACCAGCCGGTTGAACGCCTGCACCCCGGTGATGTCGTAGCACACATCGGTGAACAGCGGCTGCGTGACCTCGCCGTTGCGCCCCTCGATGGGATCCGTGATCAGGCCCTGCCCCAGCCGGTACTTGGTGGCGGTCAGGCCGACCAGCTTGAGCCGCGGGTTGATGGCCAGCAGCGCCATGATGAAGGTGCGGTACATGCCCATGTCCTTGGGCGGCACCATGTGCACCTCGTCGATGATCACAAGGTCAATGTGCGCAAACAGGGCCGCCAGCTTCCACACCGACTGTATGCCCGCGAACGTGATGGGCCGGCCCAGCTCGCGGCGGTCCAGCCCGGCGCTGTACACGCCGACCGGCGCGAACGGCCACAGCATCATCAGCTTCTCGTAGTTCTGCTGCACCAGCTCCTTGCTGTCGACCAGCATCATCACCCGCTGGTTGGGGAACGCGTGGTACACGCTCTGGAGGAACCGGGCGATGACCACGCTCTTGCCGGTGCCGGTGGGCATGGCGATGATCGGGTTGCCGGTGCCGCCGTTGCGGAAGTAGTCCCACGTGGCCTCGACGGCCTCGCTCTGGTAGTAGCGGTCCGTCAGCACGCTCAGAACTCGGGGTTGCGGTGGTACTGGGGGCAGCCGCGGGCCTGCACGTCCTTGTCAAGCACGCAGTTGTGCAGGGCGCAGCCCCACTGCGCGGCGGCGCCGGGCCGGGCGTGCTTGCACGTGCGGCAGTTGAGGTCGGGCTCCTCCTTGAGGTGGCACACAGGGCGGTGGTTGCAGAACCGGCACTTCCAGAAGCCGGGGCTCTCGCTTATGCGCTTGGGGGCCTCCTGCATGAAGACGAGCTTCTCGCCGCGGTCAAGGAAGCGATCGGCGGTTTCGACGTCGAGCTGCACGATCTCTCCGTACAGCTCGTCGTTGTCTTTGTTGACCGCGAGGTACAGCCCGGCCGCCAGCCCCATCTTGCGCATGTACACGTTCATCTGCACGTAGTGCTCGAACTTGCTGGCGCGCATGCCCTCGTCCACCAGCCCCTTGAACGACTTGCTGCCGTGCGTCTTGAACTCCAGCAACGCGTGCGTGCCGGCGGGCAGGTCTGGGATGCCCAGCGCCACGCCGTCGCCGCTGCCGCCGAAGTGGCCCTCGGCGTGGCTGATGCGGAACTGCTTGCCCTGCGCGTCCTGCTGCCACACCTGCACGCCGATGCTCAGCAGCATGGCAATGAACCGCGCCTCCTCAAGGTGCCCGCGGTTGAACAGGCGCAGCACGCGGCCGGGGAAGCTGGCCCGGTGTGACCAGCGGAACCCGTACCAGATGGCGCGGGCGCACTCGCCACCGATCAGGCTGGCGCCCATGTGCGACCTGTGGCCGCCGTCGGCGCCCCGGTACGCGTCGTCCATGTGCGGGATCACGCGGCCCAGCCACTGGCGGTACGCCGCCCCCTGATCCGCCTGTATGGACGAGTCGATGGCGTCGATGGTCTTGGTGGCGCGCGTGATGGTCCGCAGTAGCGACAAGGTGGCCTCCGGTGTGTGCTGCTAGGTGGGGGTCGGGGCTCCGGCCAGGAGGTGCCACCGGCCCCGGCCCCCGCCTAGCAGGTGGGGCGCGCCCTGCGGCGACGCGCCCCACTCGACTAGGTCAGGCCGCCGGCCCGGTCGCCCAAGGCGGGGTCGCCTGCTGGGCTGCCGCAGGGTCCGAGGTCGGGGTCGCCGTAGAACCACCCGGTGCCGGCGCAGTAGGCGCAGCCGGGACCGGCGGCGCAGTAGGGGCCGCGGGGGCGGCCGGCACCGCCGGGGCCGGGTACTTGGCGGCGACCGCCTCCTTGGTCAGCACCTCCTGCCCCTTGTACAGGTGGGGCGGCGAGCTGGGGTGCTGGACCCAGCCGTCGGCTGCCGCGGCCGCGAGCGGGTCGTGGGCCGGGGCGGCTGGTGCCGCGGGCGCAGCAGGGGCCGCCGGGGCCGCAGGTGCGGGGGCCGCAGGTGCCGACTCGGCGGCGGGTGCGCCCGGCGCCGGTGCGGCCGCCCAAGGCTGCGCGGCGGGGGCCGCCGGCTGGCCCTGCGGCAGGTCGGCGGTGGGGGCGGTGGCCCAAGGCTGCGCCGGGGGCGCGTCGCCGCCACCGAACCCGGCCGGGGCGCTGGGGGCGGTCGGCGGGGTGGGGCCGCCCGGAGGGGTGGCGCCGGCCGCATCGACGGGGTCGTTGATGTTCTTGTACGAGTTGATCTCGTTGCTGTCCTCGTAGTCGCCCGACGCCTTGCGCACCTTGACCTTGACCTTGAGCGGGATGCCGTGCAGCTCCTCGCTCTTGCCCGGCTTGAGCACGCCCACCGCGTGGCAGATGGCGCTGAGCTGCTTGTAGGCGATCTCCTGCGCCTGCGAGCTGCTGTTCTTGATGTTCAGGCGGCTGAACAGCTTGCGGCCGTTGTACTGCCCGTCCATGACGACGAACCGCACCTCCAGGTACGCGCCCGAGCCGTCCTTGGTCGGCTTCATGGCCGACTCGTCGATCTTGACGTTGTACCAGCCGGCCGGCAGCACGTCGTACCCGGTGTCGGGCTCGACCGTGCTCGCGTCAAAGTTGAGGTCGGCGTGGGCGCGGGCCGGGAGGGCCATCGCGGTGCAGGCCAGCAGGCCCGCCGTCAACGTGGTCATTCGCATTACTTCACACTCCTGCTTGTTGAACTGTTGCCTCACGCCGCCAGCATCTTGGCGATGACGGCCCCGAGGTGGGGGTACTCGATGGGCCCCAGCATGCCGCTGCGGTCCTTCGCCTCGTACTGGATGTCGGGCTGGGTCTGGAGGAAGCGGTACGGCGTGCCGTTGGCGTCCTTGTTGGTGCCCAGCCGGAACACCTCGTCGAAGAAGTATGGTAGCTGCTGCGCCAGCTTGACGCCGGGCATTGACGGCCCGAACCGCGTGGTGCTGGTGAGCTCGTCCTTGTTGGCCTCCATCTTGGCGGCCATGTAGACGTGCTTCTTGGGCAGGTCCCGGAACAGGCGGATCAGGTTGGTCATCTTTTCGATGAGCTCGCCGTACGCCTGCCGTGGGTCCTTGACCTGCCGCTTGGCGTTGGCCAGCACCACCTCGCCGATCTCGCTGATGCTGTCCAGCGCCACGCTCTGGAACTGCGCCGCCTCGGGCGCGCGGGCGCACCAGTCGTAGGCCGCCGTCAGGTCGTCCACGCTCTGCACCACGATCATGGGGATGTCGTAGGTGATGCCCGCGGTGCCCACCCCGAACAGGCGCTCGAGGTTGGCCCGGCGCAGCGACAGCGCGCCCGACTCGGCGCTGATGAGCACCGGGGCCGGCAGCGTGGCCGACAGCACCGTCTTGCCCATGCCCGAAGGGCCGTACACGCACATCTTCGCACCGCCCACGGTGGTGGCCTGACTGGCCGACGTCCACTGCATTGCCATCTAAATCGCCTCCTGTTGTGCCACCGTAACGGGCGGCTCGTTCCCTCGCAAGGGCTTGGTGGCCTTGGCCAGCACGATCGCCCACCACAGCCCGTCGATGCACGGCCGGTACGACGCGGGATCCACGTCGCCCAGCGGGTCGTACAGGCGGCCCCCGTAGCTGACCACGACGTGGTTCGCGGGCCCGCCGAGCGAGCACATCAGTATGGCGGCCACGTCCGGGCTGTGAGCATGGAACTGCCCAGCAATGTCGTGCAGGTCCATGCGGGCGGGGTCGAACGCCGTGCACACCGGCACCACGTCGTGGTGCTCGCGCAGCCACGCCCGCTCGGCTTGAACGGACTCGATGTGCCGGGGGTCGTCGGTGGGCGTGCCCGGCGGCACGTCGCCCATGAAGTGGGGTACGGCGTCGCGGTCAACGTCGAGCACCATGGCAAGGCACGTGCGGTAGCAATCGCCGTGCGTGCCATCGGCCTCGGCCTGCTCGCGGGTGCGGTACTTCTGGAGCTGGGGTGTCACGCCGTGGTCCTCCCCGTCCAGCGCGGCTCACCGCCCTTGGGCAGCGACAACCCCGCGACGCGGTCCGGCATGTCGATCACGTTGATGGAGGGGCTGCTGGTGCCCCACGTTTCGCCGAACTGCGCGACGACGCGCACGTAGCCGCCCGCGGCCTTGACGTACACCCGATCACCGCGCCGGTACAGCTCGGCCTGCTTGAACACGCCGCCCTTGGCGCGCAGCACGCACTCGGCGTCGTCAATCCTGTGGAACAACTGCACTGCTTGCCTCCCTGATCCGCGCCCTAGCGGCGCGCATGTGCCGGCCGGCCCGGCCGTCGCACGCCCGGTTGGCGCCGAAGCGCGCCCCCGGTTGCTTGGCACGGCTGGTGTGGCCCTTGACGTGCCTGAACACCACGAGCCCCGCCAGCCACGCACGGAACTCGTGGAACGCCGCCAGCACCGCCTGCTCGTCGACGTCGTGGCACGCGCGCGTGCCCTCGAACGCCTGTATGGCGGCCTGACAGTCGGTCTGCACCAGCAGGCAGTCGCCGGGCAGCGCCAGCTCCGCGGCACGCGCCACGTGCAGCGCGTTGACGACAGCCATCATCTCGGCGATGGTGCTGGTGCCGGGGCGGCTCAGCTCGCCGCCCCCGCCCCGCTTGCCCCGGTCGCTGGCGATCCAGTAGCCCCACCCGCCCGCCCCGGTGTCGGGGCAGTACGAGGCGTCGGCCAGTATGGTTGCGCGCACAGCTACGAACGCCCCAACATTGCGTCCACGTCGCTTGCGCTGTGGCCGCCTGGAGGCAACGGCATCTTAACCGATTTATCCGGCAGATCCCATTCGGCATCAAGGTAGCAGCACCCCGAGCAGTACCGCAGGCCGTCTATAGTGGTGTTCATGCCGCCAACACGTACGACGCAGGCCACGCAGCCCCCGTGGAAGTGGGGCGCGGTGTTTGTCATCACCGCGCCGATCACCTTCTTCTGGGCCGCATCCGGCAGTTCGTGCAGCTCGCGCACAACACGCTTCTTGCCGCCGAACACCGGCTCAACCCTGCGGCTGCGCGTTGCCGTCGACCACCGGGCCCGACAGCGCGCCCACGGTCTGCTCGAACAGGCGCCGGGCCTCGCTGCCCTCGGGCAGGTTGTCCTTGAACCCCTGCACGAGCTGCTCGCGCTGGCGCACGCGCTCGACGTTGAGCATGGCGTCCGAGAACGCGCGTTCGGCGTCCACGCGCCGCTGGTACGTCTCGCGGTCGACGCGCTGCACGATCCACTTGTAGTCGTACGGGGCATCAACGTCGATGCGCGGGTCGGCGTCGACGCGCACCACCCGGCCAATGGCGAGGCCGCTGTGCTCGCCGTGCACCACGACGTAGTCGTCGATGGCGATGGCCTCGTCGCGCGGGACCTTGTAGGTGTACGCCTTGGGCGTGGGCACGCCGTCGTCGGGCCGGCCCCACGGCGGCGCCTTGCGGCCGGCCTGACGCAGGCCCTGCGGCTGGTGGCCGGGCGCGGGCGGGGCCTGCTGGAGGTCGGGGCGCTCGTCGCGGGCGAACACCACGCCGATGGTGGTGTAGGACTGGTCGAGCAGGGCGTACAGGTGCTTGTTCTTCACTGTGGTCACTCCGGGCGGCTGCTGCTGTGTCACGGCGGGCGCGGGGCCGCCCGGCCCACGCCGTGGTGTGTGGTCGGCCGTCAGCCGCGCTGGGGGATAACAACCTTGAGCTCGGGAGTGCCCGGCTTAATCTCAAGCGCCTTGTCTACGTACTGGCGCTCCTCCTCGGTCAGCTTGTTGTACTCCGATTTAACCAGCTCGGGCGTGAGCTTGATCAGCCGATCCCACGGCACCTTGGGCGCGTTGCTGCCCGGCTGGGCCTCGGCCTCGCGCAGCGCCTGTAGCTCGGGCTCCAGCACCTTGCGGTTGACCTTGTGGTCGGCCTGTAGCACCGCCCCGGTGCCGTCCCCCATCGGGTGCTTGTTATCCTTGCTGCCCTCCTTGGGCGCGGGGAAGTAGTGATCAAAGATGCGACGGCGCATCATGGCCTCGGTGGCCTTGAGCCTGCCGGCCATAGCGGCGGTCTTGTACCACTCGGCCACGTAGGCCGCGTCCACCTTCGTGGCCTGCTCCAGCGTGGGTGCGGCCGGGGCCGCGGTTGCGTCTGACATCGTATGCACCTCCTGTAGTTGCGCACCCCGTGTAGCACCAGCCGGCGGGGTGCGCAACAGACGTCAGGCGATTGGTTCGTCCTTCACGAACACGCCGTCGACCATGCGGCCGCGCCGGTCCTTGATCTCGTCGTAGGCCAGCGCCACGCACTCGTTGAAGTCGACGCCCACCTGCGCGGCAAGGATCACCAGCACCACCACCACGTCGCCGATGCTGTCCTTGATCACCGGCAGGTTCTGCCGCGCCACGCCGCCGGCGAGCTCGCCGCCCTCCTCGAACAGCTTCACCGTCTGGGCCTGCGGATTGCTGCCCAGCACCAAGTTGCGATCGCGCGCCCACTGGCGGATCGCGTTGACGTTCTCTTGCAGATCTGTGTTCACTTGCTTCCTCCTAGGCCACGTAGTCCGGCAGGTCGACTATGCGGTACGCCTTGCCGTGGTGGTTGTAGCCGTCGACCACCTTGTCGTGCTTGACCTCGATGAGCCACCCGTTGCTGACGCAGGTGGACAGCGCCTCATCCAGCGCCCGGTTGCTGCCCAGCTTGTGCTTGTAGAACGACGCCACGCGCTGGGTCCGGGCCTGTAGGTACGCCTTGGGCACGATGCCGTCGCGCTGCATCCTCGGGGGCACGCGGTACGAGGGCTTGAGCTGGGGCCCCGTGATGTACTCGCGCAGCATGGCCACGAGCTTCCGCTCGCGTGCCAAGTCGCCGCTGCCCACGTCGCCCTGCTCCAGCCGCTTGGACATCATGGCGATGTCCTGCCGCACCAGCAGTATCGCCCAGTTGATGTGCTCGACGCGGATGACCGGGCTGATGTAGTGGTCGCCCACCGCCAGCAGCGCGGCCACGCGGAACGCCTTGAGCGCCGCGCGGTTCCACATCTGGCGCCGCGACTCGTCCTCGGTGCCCCGGATCATGTCGTGCGTCTCGCGGCTGAACGCGTCCATGACGGCCGCGGCGGCCTCGTCGCGGCCCACCTGCTGCGACTCGCCCTTCTCGTTCATGGCGTAGGCGTGCCCGGCGATGGCGTTGAGCGCGTCCCGCAGCGCGTCGTCGGGACGCTTGATCAGCTCGGGGTTGAGCTCGGGGCGGTCGCCGTCGTAGCCCACTATCAGGAAGCGGCTCAGGAAGCCGTCCTCCATCATGCTCTCGGTCAGCGCCTCGTAGAACGCGCCGGGGGTGGACTCGCCGATCATGCTGTAGGCCACGCCCGCCACGCTGGCGACGCTGGCGTCGGCGCTGCTGTAGCCCAGCCCGCCCGCGATGCTCTGGGGTCCCGACTTCTGGTACAGGTTCGTCATCTGCGTGCGCAGCGTCTGCGACGGCCCCTCCCTGCCGTCCTCGTCGGCCAGCCTGCGCAGGCGCCGGCCCCACTCGCCGCTGACGTTGACGAAGCTGTTGTTCGCGAGGCACGCCTTGACCAGCGCCGGGCCCGACACGTACTCGCTGAAGTCCACGAAGTTGCCGAACTGGGGCAGGCTGGGCTGGCACGCGTTGACCAGCGTGGCGATCGCGGTGTGCATGGCCTCCTTGCCGATGGCCGACCGCGCCACGAGGATCACGTACAGGTTGAGTCCCGACTGGGGGATGTGCCACGCCTTGCCGCACAGGCCCGCCATCAGACCCAGCGCCGCCACCAGCGACACCTCCTTGATGGGCAGGTAGCTGTTCGAGTACACGAACCGCGCCAGCGTGCCGACGAAGCCCGGCGGCCACGGCAGGCCGCGCCCACCCGCCTCCACCGCCGCGGCCGGCACGGGCGCGAGCTGGGCCACGGCGCCGTCGCTCGGCGGCGGGGGCTGCTCGGGGTCGCCCCGTCCCAGCTCGGTGAGCTGGTGCACCACGCGCTCGTCGTGCCGCGCCGGGGCGGCGCCGCCCTGCGCGCGGGCCACCGCGGCCGCGAGCTGCTCGGCCTCGAACTCGGCCTGCCGCACGATGCCGTTGATCTCGACGTCGCGCTCCGACGCCTGCCGGGCGCGTATGAGGCGCAGCGTGAGGTTGACGTAGCGGTCGTCCTTGGTGGCCTTCTCGCGCCTGCCCAGCGCCGAGTCCCTGAACAGCCGGCGGCACTGCGCGTTGCTGTCGCTGTAGAACGTGAACATGGACATCAGGGCGAGGTCAGCGTCGGACTGCGAGCCGTAGCCGAGGTCCTGCCACCCGCCGCGCCACAACGCCCAGAACTTGTCGTTGTTGGCGGCCTGCGCCGCGGTGGCGAACACGTGCCAGTCGTCGGAGTGCGGCTCCAGCTCGTCCAGCGGCTGCTTCTCCTGCGCCTTGGGCCGCATCTGCGCCACCATGTTGACCAGCATCTTGTCGCGGTCCTCGATGGGCCTGTCGACGTACACGTCGCCCGTCATGATGATGTACCGCTCTTGGCTGTACACCTCGACGTTGCCGCGGTGGAAGCCGCGCCCGATGGCGCCGCGCACCCAGACGTGGACGCCCTTGCCGCTGCGCGACCGCTCCGTGTAGCTGTCCATCGACCGCACGATGGACACGTGCCTGTCGAACTCGGCCGCCGTGGTCCACACCGCCGGCTTGTCCGGGTGCGTGGTGGCGTCCTTGGTGTCGAGGTCGATGCAGGTGAACGGGTCCGCCTCGTGCAACACGAACCCGAGGTCCAAGCCCTTGCGCGTGACGGTGGCGCCGCCGCTGGTGACGCACGTGGTCACCGTGTCGCAGTGCACGATGGCCAGCGCCACCGCCTGCTCGAACGTCATCCACTCGCCGGGGCGCGTGACGCTGACGTTGCGCAGCTCGGGCCAGCGGCCGGGCGCGGCCGCCATGGGGGCCTTGTCGGCGCCCGCCAGCACCCACTGGGGCAGCTCGCGCATGTCGGCGGGTATCCGGCCCCACGGGCCGAGCCGCTCGTGGCTCATGCGTCGTAGTCCCCGTCGCCGTGTTCTTCCTCGTTGCACTCGTCGCAAAGGTTCTGCCCGTGCTCGTTGTGCAACTCGTCGGTTCCGCACCACCAGCCGCACTGACTGCACTCAAACGCCAGCGCGTCAAAGGCGTGCAACTCGGTATCGGTACTGAGCTCCTCGTGCGGGTTGCACGTGGTGCAGGTGCCGATCAACCGCTCGGCAAGTTCCTCGACGTGCGTCACGCGGCGGCGCCCCCGCGGCGCCGGGCCAGCCGGGCCCGGTAGGCGTCCACGTGGGGGCGGACGTGCTCGCGCAGCCACAGCACCACGTGCACGCCGCCGTCAGGGCGCATGACCTCGATGGCGCCGGGCAGGCCGCCCGCGGCGCGCAGGTTGGCGAGGCTGCTGCGGCTGACGCCGAGCGTTGTGCAGAGCTCGCTGCTGCTGACGTACTGTTGATCGAACTGCTGCTGCGGCGACAAGGCCGGCCCTCCCGTGTGATCGTGACCACGTGCCACTAGCACGCGCCCCGGTGCATCGCAACGGGCGTCACGTGGCGGCCTTGGCGGCCTCCCACGCGGCCTTGGCTGCGTCCACCGCCGGGGTGTGCTCGTCGTAGGCCGCGCGCCGGGCCGCGCACGCCGCCATGTAGGTCGCGTGCAGGTCGCGCAGGCGGCATGCCTCCGGGCTGCCCCCGGCCGCGGCCTTGGCTGTGGCGCGGTGCCGGGCCACCGACTCGCGCCCCAGCCTGCGGCGGCGCTCGGCCGGGTCCTCGTTGGGCAGGGCGGGGTCGCGCCCCTCGGCCACCAGCCACTCGCGGCACCGCTGCCACTGGTGGGTGAGCCGCCGCACGAACGACCACGGCTCGGCGCCCGGTGCGTTGACGATGCCCTGTAGCATGGTGCCCAGCGGCGCGAGCTGCCACCGGGGCGGCGCGTCGGCGGGCCACCACGCGGCCGCGGCGCGATACCTGTCGAGGTCGCCGGCCGCCCAGAACTGGTCAAGCGGCATGGGCACGCCGCCCGCCGCGGCCCCCACGGCCGACCACTCGGTGGCGTAGTCCAGCGCGTCCCGCTCGGTGCAGGTGGGGTCGGTGTTGAGCTGTTGCAGGGTGGGCATCGGGGTGGATCCTGTAGGGGTGGGGTGGGCTTACTGTAGCGCAGTGTGGGCCTTACACAACGTGGAAACGCAAACCTACGCGCGCGTATCCCCAGCACTCGAACACCCCCCTCCCCCTACCCCCCCCCTGTTCGGGCGATTACCCTACCCTGTAAACTGTGTTTTTATGTTTGGTACAGGGTAAGGCAACAGGCCGATCGGTCTAACTCACTACGCACTGCGCATTTAGTTCCATTTAGATGCAACCATCGCTTGCATCCTACGTTGGTTGGTCTAAACAGGCTGCATCCAATGGAGTAGTTCCAATGTTCGAAGTCACTGCACACCACATCCTCGACGATACCACCACCATCGGCGGCGTCAAGGGCTACGCGGTGTTCGAAACTGAGGCCGCCCGCGATGCCGAGCTGGCGCGCTACCCCAAGTGGGTCAACCTTAAGAAGAACACGATGACGGCGCAGTTCGACGGCGTTAACTACACCCGCCGTCCGTGCATCAGCTTTGACGCACGGTTTTACGCGCAGACTGGCAACCCCGCCAACGAGACCGGCGCCAAGCGCGTGCGCCGCTTCCTGTCGCTGGCGCAGTTTGAGTACAAGACGCTGTACAAGAACAGCTACGCCACGCTGGACGATGCGCTGGCGGCCCTGCCCGCCTGATTGTGGTCATGCAGGGGGTGCAACTGCCCCCTTGCGATGCGCGCAACGTCCGTGCATAAGGTGCGCAGCCGTGTTGCCCAGCCGGTAGTCGCTCGAGAACGGAAGCTGGGAGACCACGGACACCCCTCGCGGCGGGGCAGGTGACCACAGAATACACCGCGCGGAACGATGACACAGGGCCGGGCGCAACCCGGACGCACACAAGGCCGGCCCCTCGGGGATCGCACGCGGACGCGCAGCAGCGGCCCGCGGGGCTGGCGCAACATAGGAGGAAATGCGTGGATTGGGACGAGGTGTTCGAAGAGGTGGCGGCGCGCAACCGCGCGCAGAGCGACAGCGTGCAGGACGGGCTTGCGGCTCAACGCGTCTCCGAGGCGCACGCCTTGGCCGTGCGCGAGGGTTGGTCTGACGAGCAGGGCAACAGCCTGTTGCCCGACGCCGGGTGCGACAAGGAGTGACCGTGCACGGCCTCCGCGCGCACAGCGACGCGCACCTGCACCAACTGCGCAACCGGGCGCTTTACCGCGACCTGCCGGCTACTGCTCGCGCCATCAAGCGCGAGCAGGTGCGCAGGCTGGCGACAACCGAGGTAATCACACAGGAGGTAGTACCGTGACTGAACCAAACACCAAGCCGACCCGCGGCCGCAGGGCCGCCAAGCCGCCGGCCGGCACGCCCGCCGCCATCAACCTCGAACAGTCTGAGGTCATGCGCCAGCGCGCGCTGGGGGCCCAGCAGGCCCTACGCGACGAGCTTGATCTGACCAAGGGGGCGCTCAAGGAGTCCAGCCAATTCGTCATCGAGGTTGAGCGCGAGCGCACCAAGCTCGAGGAGCAGCGTGACGTTGAGCGGGCCGGCAGGCTGGCGGCCGTGCGCGAGCGCGACGAGCTGGCCAAGAAGCTGGAGATTGCGCTGAGCGACGGGCGTGAGCACCAGCGCGAGGCCACCCACCTGCGTGGTCAGTTGGCGATGCTGGAGCGGCTGGGCACCATCCCCAAGCAGGAGCCCGAGCTCGATCAGTTCGGCTACCGGCACCCCACGCCCTACAGGGGCAGCTGATGCGGTACGCCCTACTCGCGGCCGCCGTGGGCGGCGGCACCGTGTACGTGCTGCTGGTGGCGGCCGACGCCATGCGCTGGGACCTGTTCGCGCAGGGCGCGGCGTTCGCCGGGGCGTTCGTGCTGGCCGAGCACGTCACCAAGCGCGTGCTGGCGTGGGCGCTGGCCCGGTGGCGCGCCCGGCGGCCGCAGCGCCCCGACGAGCCCAAGGGCGGCGGCACGGTGACGTACCGCGACTACATGATCGGATACACGCACAACGGGGCGAACTACGGCGGCACGCCGTGGTACTACGAGCACATCGGGTTCGACGGGCCTGAGGACGCCCGATGCGGCTACGCCGAGAGCTTCAGCGCCGCGCTGGCGGATATCGACGGAAGGTACTTGTGATGCAGTTGGTCTTAAAAACGTGCCTTAACAGGCGGGTTGAGGTTGAGCTGTCAACCGGCACGAGGCTGATGGGCAAGGTCTACGAGGTGTGCGATGAGCACTACCTCATCAGTGACAGCGGCTTGGCCAATGCCGATGCGGTGTCCATCGCGCACACGATTAGGGTCAAGGTGGCATGAGCCACGAGCACATCAGGACAAGGGAGGTCGCGCTGCGCGCCTTCGCGGGCCAAGACCTGCGGGTCAACGGCAACGACCACGTCTGGCGCATGCGGGACGTGCGGGAGACCCGCGCGCCCTACGAGGGCGCCGGTGCCACCAAGGTCGACATGCTGCTGCACCGCAGGGACGACCCCAGCGTCACCATGTTCGCGGTGCCCACCGAGGTCACGGTCGCACCTCATGCGCCCAACCCCACGCCCGTGCAGTCGCTGATGCGTAGCGTCGTGCGGTTCGAGTACCTGAACCACCGGGGCGTGCTCGAGGTGCGCACGGTCGTGGTCACTGGCGTGGATTACGGGACCCAGCCCGAGTACGGCTACGTCGAGCCGGGGTTCTTCCTGCGCGGCATGTGCATGGACCGCAAGGCGCCGCGCAGCTTCTACATCGCCAACATCACGCCGGGCACGCTCCAGGTGGTGCTGTAGTGGCCCGGCACGCCGCAGCGCTGGCGGCCGGGGCCCTGTTCGCTTGGCTCATGTCGGACGCGCCCGGCGTGTCCGGCGCGTGGCTGGGCTTGTGCTTTGCGCTGGGGCAGGGCATGGTGCTGGATGCATGGCCTAGGAGGAAGTAGTCAGATGAACACGTTCCAGCGCGCGGCGCTCATGATACGCAGCCTGATGCGTGAGGCGCGCCTGTCAGGGTGCGAGCACATTGTCATGCCCAAGGGCGGCAAGGCCATCGGTTCGACCAAGCTGTTGGAGGAGCTCGAGCGCCCGGACGAGGAGCACCCGCACTTCGCGGGGTGGCTGCAATCGCATAAGGACCACGAGCCCGAGTTTACCCCTAGCGAGCACCTTAGCCTGACGCCCGGAGATCGGGAAGCTGGCTGGACGCAAGTGCCGCTGTACCGGCAGCCCGGCCCTACCCAGGACGCATACATGGCGGCATGTCGGGCGCTGCACTGGCACACGGCACAGCTACGCGCCCACGGCATCGAGCCGGACGCCATCACACCAGACGCCCCGCACCACCCGCCGGAGGACCACGTGTTCGACAGCGTGCGCAACCGGGCTGGCGGCGAGCAGGCCATTGCCATCGCGGAGCACGCCTTCCGTGCTGGCTTTGAAGCTGGTAACGGTGTTGACCGCGGTTGCAACTACCAGTTGTGGTGGAGCGACTACGACCCGCCCGAAGAGCTAAAGGGGCTGGTGTGATGGAGCCGCGGCACGTCAAGCTGCGCGGGTTCTCGGTGCTGCTCCTGCTGGTGCTCACCGTCAACTCGTGCGACATATCGCACCGGCTGGGCCGCATCGCTGACGCGCTGGAGCGCGCCTACCCCGAGGCCCGGTAGTGGGCCCGCACGGTCGCGAGGTGCTTGAGCGCATCATGATGCCGCTGGTGCGGCGCGGGCTGGTGGTTGTGATACGCGACCCCAACCGCATGCGGGTGATCTACCGCTGCGTGGCCCCGCTTTGACGGTGCCCGCCACCAAGCCCGCCAAGACCGTCGCCACGGCCCGGCGCCGCGTCCTTGCGGTGGCCCGCGGGGGCACCATCAACGGGGTGTACGCCGCCCTGCCCATGACCGCACTCGAGCAGTTCAGGGCCGACCTGCTGCTCGCACTGGGAGAGACGAAATGAACCGGCCGTTCCTGCGCAGGCTTGCTGTCAAGATGGGCTACGGCGTGCACGAGCGTTCTTCGCACGGCCCCGGCAAGGCTTGGGACTGGGGGCCCAAGAACCCAATGCAGGGCTCGCACTTCCGCACCGAGGCCGAGGCGTGGAGGGCCCTTGAGGATTACATCAAACGCAGGGCCGACGAGGCGGACAAGTGGTTTGCAGCGGTCACCGAGCTGATGCGCGAGGTGGTGCGTGAGTAGCTTCGAGCCCCACCTGACGCCCAAGGAGATGCTGGAGGCCGGGGTGTTCGGCGGGGCGTACTTTGAGCGGGCCACCGACGCCGACTGGCGCATGGCGGGGCTGGGCAACGGGCTGCTGGACCTGAACAAGGGGCCGCCCGATTGGTCGCGCAACCGCTACGGCGTGCGCGCGGGCCAGACGCACGAGGATTGGCTCCGCGCGGGGTGGCTGTTCCCGGAGGACCCTCTGGGGTGGTTCCACTGGTACTGCCGGTACGCCGCCGGGCGCAGGCACCACCGCGACGCGCACCAGATCCGCAGGTGGCGCAACTACGGGCTGCGCTGGGGGCGGTACGCCCGGACGCAGATGCACACGCGGGGCGACGCCAGCCCCGTGGTCAAGCAGGGCCTCCTCCAGTGGGCCTACGAGCCGATGCGGGTGTTGCACGAGGCGGGCTGACGGCGTATGGTGCCCCGGTACATCAGAAGGTACACCACATGACCAAGCAAACAGCGCGGGGCACCGGCGGCCCCGACGACATCGAGCGCACCCACGAGGCCGTGGTGCGCCTGCGCCGCGAGGCAATCACCCAGCGCATGGCGCCGATCGCCATCACGTTCAGCCCGGAGGGGCACACGCGTGCCGAGGCTGATACCGTGCCGGGCATGACGCCTTGGGGAAGGTTTGAGTATTATCCCGAGGACATGACCAGCCGGCCCACTACGTACCTCGGCTTGCCGTTCGACGTTGTGCAGACGCAGGTGGAGTCCGTGCTGCTAACGCTGGTGCCCGGCGGCAGCCCCGAGGCGCGCGAGGCTAGGGCGGCCCAGCGCGAGGCGCCCGGCGTGGGTCACGGCGCCCATCAGGCGCGCGCCCGCATGCTGCTGGAGGATGCCGACACGCTGCGGCTGATGGCGGCACAGGCCACCAAGGAGCAGGTGTTCGAGTTCTTGCGCCTGTGGGGCGAGGCGCACCCCGGCGAGGCACAGGTGGTGACGTCGCCCCGGCTGTCCGGTGGTCTGGATAATGCGGCGGTGCGTGAACACGGGAGGTCAGGATGAACAACAAAGAAAACACCACTCCTACTCTAGGGGGCATGGTGCCGTGTGCGTTCGCTGACTGCCCGCCCGGTCTGTTTTGCTGGCAAGGGCTGCTCTGCTTCAAGTCGGAATATTCCAGCAAGCCCGGTCAGCAGGACGCCTATTGCGTCGACACCGGCGAGTATTTCTGGGGCGGCACGAGTGGTGATCTGGAGAAGCGGCGCGCGTTGATCGTCACGCCTGTCGCCGCTGCCCCTGCATCCCCTATCCCCACCTCTGTAAACGGGGCGGGGGAGCGGGACAGCATTGGAACCCGCGCACGGCGAATGATCGCAGAGGCAATGTTTGGCAAAGGCGCAAAGCCGGCGTCGTCGGTGACGGTGCTGCATGAGGACGCTGAAACCGCGATTGACCCTGATGACGGCATGTGGCTGCACAACAACGTCGTTGAGCGCCTGCTGATCCTGGCCCTCTCGCCCGCACTCGATAATACAGCGGACGTAGCGTTAAAGCAGATTGCTCGTGCTCACAAAGATTGGGACAGCGAAGCGACCTTTGCGTCGAGCGAATTAGCGAAGTGTTCTCGTATCGCACAAGAGGTTATAGATCAGCACAATCTGTCAGGGCACTACACGCGTTGCAGCGCGAGAGATGGCTTTGGCTGTGATTGTCCTGCTGGCAATCAGGCTGCACTCGATAATACAGCGGTGGAGAGGCAACTGCGCGAGGCTGGCGGTATCCTCGCAAAAGCATTGGAGGCAATCGCTTCGCGCAAGTGGAACAGTAAGCCGGATGCCGTAGCGATCGCCGACGCCGCTTTGCTCGCGTCACAGCGGGTAATGACCCGCGCCACCCTCACCGCAGAGACGGAGAAGGCGTGACGCCCGCCCGCCGGGCCATGCTGCGGCACGTCCTGCTCAGCAACAACGTGGGGCGGTTCCCGCGGCTGGCCGAGGGGCGCGACAGGCGGGCCCTGCTGGCCGACGGGCTGGTGCGGCGCGAGCGGGGAGGCTGGGAGATCACGGCCGATGGGAGGAGGGAGCTGGGCGATGTGCAGGGTGCTTGAGGTGCTGCGGCGGGGCTGGCGCGCGTACCGGGCGGCCTGCACCCACCGCCACGGCGGGTGTACGTGCGACTACTGCATGGACGGCCGCATTTGGTAGGGCTTGCGCCGAACTAGCGTGGTCAGCTAGGCCACCGCCCCAGCCGCCGGGCGCACCGCCGTGGTCGGCGGGAGACGACGCACATGAGGAAGATCGTAACCGCCCTGCTGCTCGCGGCGCTGCCCGCGGCCGCGCTGGCGCAGAACAGCAACGTACGCATCATCGGTCGGGACAGCACGGGCACCGACCGCCCGGTGCTGGTGACCACGGACGGCCGCCTTCAGACCAGCGGCACCGCCACGGCCCGCCCGACCGGCACCAGTGCCGATCAGGTGCAGGGCGTTGACGCCAACGGCACCCCGACCACCGCCAACCCCCAGTTGGTCGCGGGCAGCGACGGCACGAACACGCGCACGATCCGCACGGACACCACCGGGCAACTTTTGCTTGGCAACAATTCGCTCGGCAACAACGACGGCGAGGGCGCGACCAATCGGACTCGCGTTCGCGCTACCTTGGACGTGTTCGACGGTACGGCGTACAACCGCGCACGCGACGCGAACACGGCCTCCGGCACGACCGGCACCGGCCTGCTTGGCGTCGGCAATCTCGGGTTCGACGGCACCAACTGGCGCGCGTTGCTCACCGCAGCAAACGGTTCGATGATCGTTCGCGGCGAGAATGGCGGCAATTCGATTGCGGTCACGGGCGCGGTTGCGAACGGACAGACGGACGTAGGTTCGCCGGTGAAAATCGGCGGTTTCGCCAGCACCACCGCGCCAACGGCAGTCACGGCGGGGCAGCGCGTCAACGCGTGGTATGGCTTGAACGGGCAAGGCTATTCGCAGCTTGTCGGCAACGCGGGGCTTAACCCGGTCAATACCGGCTTTGCCGCGAGCGGGATGGGCGCTCCGTCGTCGCTGTTTGTTACCAGCTTCAACGAGGTATATAACGGCGCGACGTGGGACCAAACGGTCACGGCAACCGCCGCAAATGCCACCACCGGCACCGGCTTGCTCGGCGCGGGCATCCTCGGGCAATACACCGCCACGCTTCCGACCTACACGGCGGGGCAATACGGCACGATCGCCATGAGCAATCGCGGGTTGCTCTACACGCTTGCCGTCGATGGGGGCGGGCAACCGCTTCAAACGCTCGGCGGCGACGCGGATCAGCGCGCGACGACGATCACTGCGCCATATACCAACGCCCGCAACTTCCTGTTGAACGGGACCGGATGGGATCGCTCGCGCACGGTGCAGGGCAGCGACGGCACCGGAGCGGGCGTCGCGGCAGTCAGCGAGACGCCGAACAGCGCGGCGGGCGCGGCGATCGTTCCGGCAACCGCACTCGGCGCGACCTCGCTCGTCGGCAAGGCGGCACCCGGCAACCTGTACGGTGCGACCGTGACGGCGTCGGCCGCGCAGACCGGCACCGGGTATTTCATCGTGGCGAACCTCGCGGCTGCACCCGCCACCGGGACCACGCTGACCGCGGCGCAGGTGCTCTACTGCGTGGCGGTCAACCCCGGCGCGACGGCGTCAATGGGCGGCACGGGCGTCCCCGACCGCGGCACCGTTGGCCTCACCGGGCTGTACTCAACGTCTTGCGGTGCGTTCAACCCGGTCGCAACCGCACCCCTCCACATGCGCATCCGCGCCCAGTAAGGAGCACCTGCCGTGAAGCACCTCAAGGCGCTGGCCTGCATCGTTGCCCTCCTGTCCGCCCCCGCCGCGGCACAGGAGGTTAGCAGCACGGCGGGCAACCCAATCCAGCTACAGAGCACGACGGTAACGTTGGACGCCACAGGTGACGCAACCTGGACGTATGACACCCCGTTTCCCGTCGCGCCCGACCTGTCGCACATGGTGCAGGGACTTGACAAGATCAACCCCGTCACCTGCAACTACATGGCGCGCACCAACGCCTTGGTGACGATCCACTGCTGGCGCGCGAACACCCTGTCCGCCCTGTTAGGGGGAATGTTCTCCGGCAGCGTCGCCGGGGTGCAGGTGAACCTGACCGCACGCTATCGGCAGGGCCAGTGACATCCGCTTGCTGAACCAAAGGGGGCGCGCTAAGGTGCGCCCCTGGAGGTACTTCACATGATCTTGTTTGGTCTTATCGCAAGCGTGCTGCTGCTGCTGGTAAACCTAGGCGTGTTCCTGTACTGGGCCGCGCAGCCGCCGGGCAACCGCCACGCCATCCGCGGGATGGGCGTCACGCTCTTTGCCATGCTGTTTCTCAGCCTCGCCGCCGGCTCATTTGCCGAGCAACTGCTGCCGTGAACCGCTGGGAGTTCCGCACCGCCACCGTCGTGGTCACTGACACCGAGGTCATCAGCACGTTCAAGGCCGACGGCAGGGTCAACCGCTTCTGGCTGCCCGACAAGGAGGGCATGGGCTGGTACAGGGAGGTGGTCCGCTGGGCCGGGTACGGCGAGGACTGGCGCCGCTACGCCATCGAGCACAACCTCACCCACCACTGGCTGGCTGACCAGCTCGGGCACCCGTGGTCCGAGGCCCTGCACGACGGTGATGCAGAGCGGCCGCTCGAGTTTGCCCCCAGCGGGCAGCGGCGGGAGGAGCACCTCGTCAACCGGCTCCAGCGGTGCCTGCGCACCGGGCAGGGCGACGAGTACGGCGCGATGGAGGCGCAGTTTGAGGACCTGCCGCTGACCATGGCGCTGCTGCGCAGCGCGCTCCAGGACCCCTCGGTGTCCGCCCGGCTGCGCGGCACCACCTGCCCCGTTCACCCCGACCACGCCATCGGCCTGCTGGGCGAGGCGCCGGGTCCGCGCACGCGCGGCGACCTGCCGCTCTACCCCTACCCGCCGAACAGCGCCGCCGGGCGCCTGCTCACGATGCTGGGCTGGGAGCGGCGGCGCTACCTGCTGACGTTCGCGCGGGCCAACGTGCTTGACGAGTACCCCGGCCCGTCGTTCCCCGGCACCAGCGTGCGTGCCCGCGCGGCGGCGGAGGCCAAGCTGGCGCTGCTGGCGCCCCGGCCGGTCCTGCTGATGGGCAAGGGTGTGGCCGCGTCTCTTTGCCTGCGCGCCGACACGCCGGTGCTGGAGTGGCGGGAAATCGAAATCCCGGCGCCGCTGCCGCCCGTGACTTGGCGCGGCCCCGGCCCCGTGTCGTCAGAGGCGGTGCGTCCGCCGCGGGCCCGCGTGGCCATCGTGCCCCACCCCAGCGGCCGCAACCTGTGGTACAACGACCCCGCCAACCGCCAGCGGGCGAGGGACTTTGTCAACGAGCTGGCAGGAGAGTGACCACATGCCCCGCACCCACTACGACGCACCGCCGCCCCCGCCTCGCCGCGACGGCAGCCCCTCGCCGGTCATCGGCGTCCCGCTGGGCCTGCTGATCGTTGCCCCGTTCTGGGCGCTGGTGTACTACCTGCTGGCATAGGAGGACGCATGGCCAAGGACAGCCCACACATTGAATACTTCCACATGGGCCCTTGGCCCGTGTTCGTCGGGGCCACGTGCCGGCCCAAGGCGTTCCGGCGCGAGCTGCGCAGGCTTGGGGTCACGCAGGACGTGCCGTTCCTCGGTACGCCGCACGCCAACGCAACGACGCACATCTTCGAGCACGAGGGCCAGCTCACGCTGATCGTCACCACGCAGAAGCGCGGCCGCATGCGAAAGGAGGCCCACGCCGCGCTCATCGCGCACGAGGCCACGCACGTGGTTCAGGAGATCCGCCGCCAGCTCGTTGCCGCCGCCAGCCCTGCGCACGAGGGGCTTGGCATCGAGGCCGAGGCGTACCTCACGCAGTACGTCACGCAGGAGGTGCTGGCGGTGGCGTGGGGCACCGGCCGCCGCCTGCGCAGCCAACCCGGTTCAACCAAGGAGTGAGAACTTGAGCACCAAGCTACAGGAGATGTCGCCCACCGGCATGTTCGCCAAGGCCAAGGACGACGAGCCGCTGTTCCTGCTGATGGGGCGCGACCCCAGCGCGCCGGACATCATCGAGCACTGGGCCTCCGTGCGCGAAGCCGAGGTCAGGGCAGGCCGCCGCCCCGCGGGCGACATGCGGCAGGCGGCGCAGGCGCGCGAGTGCGCCCAGCAGATGCGGTCGTGGCGCGACGCCAACGACGGCATGTGGCGCGAGGGCATGTTCGCGCCGGGGCCGGCCCAGCCTGTGCAGCCGGCCGACGTCGTCGTGCCGCACGTGCGCACGAGGCCGCAGTGACCCGCCGCATGCCAAGGGGCCCGCGCATCCTGCGCGGGCTCGCGCGGGCCAACGCCATTGACTGGGCCCGCAACTGGCGGCTGCGCAACAAGCCCGTGTTTGATGCCATGGACGCGCGCGGCGCGTTCCTTGACAGCCCGCCCGGCGGCAGGTCCACAAGTGGGCATTGACGTCAGGCAGAAGGGCGCCGAGGGCGAGCGCGAGGTCGCCAAGATCCTGAACGCCATAATCGGCGAGGTCATGGTGGCGATGGCGTACCCTGCCGAGCAGGTGGCGGCCGCGCAGCGCAGCGTGCAGCGCAACCAGAACCAGACGGCGGTGGGCGGGTGCGACCTCACCAACGTGTTCGGGCTGGCGGTCGAGGTCAAGCGGCAGGAGCAGCTCAGCATCGGCACGTGGTGGCGCCAGTGCGTCGCCGCGGCCGAGCGCAACAACGAGCTGCCCGTGCTCATGTACCGCCAGAACCGCAAGGCGTGGCACGTGCGGACCTACGCGTGGCTGGCCCTGCCCGGCGCCGAGCCCGGCTCGTGGTCACGCCAGCAGAAGATAGTCGCCGAGTTTGACATGGACACGTTCCGGCAGTGGTTCGCGCAGTGGGTGCGCGGCAGGCTGGAGCAGGGATGGGAGGTTAAGACCTAATGATACGCAACGCACTTGAGCTGATGGAGTGCATCGGCAAGGCCGTGGAGGCGCACAACCTGCAACCGCAGGGCCGGGTGGTCGTGCGCGAGGGGCCCAACGGCGCCGAGCGCGTGCTCGAGCACGCCACCGTGCGGGTGGGCCTGCGCGGGCCCGAGCTCATCCTACAGGCGGCGGCAAACCCCCTGGACGGTTGAGCCCCGACGAGCTGGCGGCCGAGCTGCGCAGGGTGGGTCTGGTGGCCGCGTCCCTACAGGCGCGCTATCAGGCCCACATCGCGCTGCACCGGGCCGCGTGCATGACGGGCACCCCGGCCGAGCTTGAGCAGCGGCGCGACGAGGTGCACACCATACTCGACGTGCTGCTGGACAACGAGCAGGACCTCCAGCGCCTGCTGTTGGCGGCGGGCATGCTCGGTTAGGGGTTTGTTAGGAACTAGGTCCTACGTGGGGCGCACCAACAAGGAGCACCCCACGTGGACTACGCCGAGCGCGCATACTTCGATAACGACCACTGCCACCACGTCGCCCGGTGGCAGGAGCACCTGCGCCTGCTGGCGCGCCGCGCGCTCGACGTCGCGGCATACGACGCATTTTGCGCTTGCATCCGGAACTAACCGGGCCTACCTAGGGGCAGCACCACAGGAAGGTACACACAGTGAGCGACTTGCACTTCGACGCAACCAAGGTGACCCCGGCGCAGGCGCCGGCAGATGACATCCAGGACCAGCCGCGCGACACGGGCCGCCAGTGGTCGGTGTACCAGCAGGCGGTGTTCGCGCACGTTGCCGACCAGCGGGCGGGCAACGCCATCGTGGTGGCGGTGGCCGGCAGCGGCAAGTCGACCACGATCGTCGAGGCCATGAAGCTGGCGCGCGGCGAGGCCATCTTCCTCGCGTTCAACAAGGCCATCGCCGACGAGCTCAAGCAGCGCGGCGTCAACGGCCGCACGTTCCACAGCCTCGTGTTCAGCCCGGTGGTGCGCTTCTACAAGCAGAACGGCCCCAGCATGAGCAAGCTGCGCGACCTGCAGAAGGAGGAGTGGGGCTACTCCGACCGCCGCCTGTTCGGCTCGTTCGCCGAGCGCATGGTGGGGCTGGCCCGCGGCATGGGCATCGGCATCCCGGGCATGCTGCCCGACACCGAGGAGCAGTGGATCGCGCTGGCCGAGCACCACAGCCTCGAACCCGAGAGCGACGAGGCCGACTTTGGTGATGCCATCAACATGGCGCGCGGCCTGTTTGACCTGTGCAACAAGGACCCGCGCGTTGACTTCGACGACATGCTGTACCGCGCGGTGCGCGACGGCATCCGCCTGCCCCAGTTCGACTTCGTGTTCGTGGACGAGGCGCAGGACACCAACCCCATCCAGCGCGAGCTGCTGCGCCGCATCCTGAAGCCCGCCGGGCGGCTGGTGGCGGTGGGCGACCCCGCGCAGGCCATCTACGGGTTCCGCGGCGCCGACAGCGATGCAATGGCCACGCTGGCCAAGGAGTTCAACTGCCGCGAGCTGCCACTGTCGATCAGCTACCGCTGCCCCGCCAGCGTGGTCAGCTACGCCCGGCAGTGGGTGTCGCACATCGAGGCCCGCCCCGGCGCCCCCGAGGGCAAGGTCGAAGACCTCGGCACCGATTGGAACCCACTGGACTTCATGGCGGGCGACCTCGTGGTGTGCCGCAAGACCGCCCCGCTGGTGACGGCCGCCCTGCGGTTCATCCGTGCCGGGGTGCCGGTGCAGGTGCTGGGCAAGGACATCGGCGAGGGCCTGAAGGCGCTGATCGACAAGATGCGCGCCAAGAACATCGACCAGTTGCAGGAGAAGCTGGAGGCGTACCGCCGCCGCGAGGTGGACAAGGCGCTCAAGGCCGAGGACGAGGCCAAGATTGAGGCCATCAACGACAAGGTGGGCGTGCTGCTGTTCATGGCGGACAACCTGCTGGAGGACCGCCGCACCATCGAGGACCTAAAGGGCGGCATCGACCACCTGTTCAAGGACAAGGCCCGCGCGGTGAACTTCTGCACCGGGCACAAGTCCAAGGGCCTTGAGGCGCAGCGCGTGTTCTGGCTGGGCCGCAGCGAGTGCCCGGCGCAGTGGGCGCGCAAGCCTTGGCAGCGCCAGCAGGAGATCAACATCTGCTACGTGATCGCCACCCGCGCGATGTCCTACCTTGCCACCATGGAGCTGTGACGTGGACCTGCCCTACACCAAGACCGAGACCTTCACCCTCAACGGGCAGCCCTACAACGACGAGGCGAGCGCCCTGCGCGCAGCCGTGGCCGCCGCGCTGGGCAACCCCGGCCTGACGGCCACCGTGCTGGGCAACGCCCGCACGCTCGCCCCGCTGCTGGCCCGCGCCGCCGAGCTGGGCATGGGCAGGGCGCCCGATCGCGGGGCCAACACGCCCGCCGCCTGAGTCGGCTTGCGGCGCGCCCTGTGGGCGTGCTACGGCTGCGCCCCGTCGGGTAACGGCGGGGCGCCTTCGCATGTTGTGGTTCCTCCTCGCCGCGCTGGCACAACAGGGGACCGCCGCCATGGACGACAAGCAGAACCAAGAAGACCGGGCCAGCGTCGAGGCGCTGATCGACGGGCTGCCTCCCGAGCCCGAGCCCACGCCGCCGGCCGATGGCGGCGACAACCCGACCGAGAGCGGGGGCCACGGGCCGACCGTGCCCACCAAGCCGCCGGTCCAGCAGTAATGTGGGAGGCGTACGCCAATGTCCACGCCGCCTACGTGGCCGCGGCCGTGACGTGCGCCTTCCACGCCCCCGCGCCGCAGCGCCGGGCCGCCCGCGTGCTCGGCCTCGCCCTGCTGGGCAACTGGCTGACGTGCGGCCTCCCCTACGTGCGGGACACCGTCATCGACCCCGTTGACCTGTGGGCCGTCATGGACGCCACGCTCGGGGCCGTCGCAATCACCCTGTCCCGCCGCTGGTGGGGCTGGGCCGTCTGGGCCTTGGCGGTGTGCCAAGTCTGCTTCCACCTGTGCCATGGCTTGCTGGAAGACGCATTGTACACGTGGTGGTTGGACCGTCTGCTTGAGGCGATGGTCGCGGTGTTCCTGCTCCTAGGGGGTCGTGGCGTCTATGATTGGTTTTCCGGCCTTGGGGCTGCTCGTCCTTGGCGTCATTGGCTGGTGCGCCGCGCCGTCGGGGTTCTTCCGCGGGTGGTTCGGTGGTCGTGGCCGTGACTGAGCCCAGCGAGCACCTGCGCACCGCGTACGTGCTGCTCGCGGCCGTGGCCGGCGGCATCGTATCGTTGTCGACCCTGCCGTGGAAGCGGATGCCGTGGGACGAGCGGCTCATGACGGTCGCCGTGGGCGCCTTCGTCGGCATATTCGCGGCGCCTTGGGTGGCGGTTGACATCATGAAGATTGACGTCAGCCACGTCAACACCATCTGCGGCATCACGTTCTCGAGCGCCGCCGCGGCGCAGGCGCTGGTGCAGCCCGCGATCAAGGCGCTCAAGAACAAGCTGGGTCTGGGAGACGAGGCGTGAGCATGCTGTGGGACCTCCTAAACTCGTGCGGGCGGCTCGGCCTGACCGTGGTCATGGTGTGGGTCGTCACCCGCTTCCGCGACTCGCTCAACGCGTTCCAGCGGCTCGGGCTTGGCTTCGCCGCGGGCGGGAGCCTGCTGACGATTAACGTTATCTGGGAGCGCACGCACAGCCCGTACGACGGGTGGTCTGTCACGCTGCTCACCTACGGCGTGCTGTCGTTCATGCTGGGCACGGCCTTCCGCTACTGGCAGCACCAGCACCGCAACGACGAGCAGGGGCGGTACTACATGGATTGGCTACGTGCCACGGGGAGGCGACCGCGATGACCACGCAGCTCACCAAGCGGGGTTTCCTCGAGCTTGCCCACCACGAGGGCATGGTGCTCGAGTGGTACAGAGACAGCAAGAAGGTCGGCACGTGGGGGCTCGGTGTCACGAACGAGTCCGGGCACAACGTCGACAGGTACAGGGACAACCCCAGCACGCTCGAGCGTGCCGTGGAGGTGTCGTGGTGGCTCATGGAGGCCAAGTACCTGCCCGAGGTGGTGCGCGCGTTCGGCGCCCGCGTGCTCACCGAGGCTCAGGCCGCGGCCGCCCTGTCGTTCCACTGGAACACCGGCGCAATCGGCAAGGCGTCGTGGGTGAAGTCGTGGCTGGCGGGCAACGTCACGCTGGCGCGTCTGCAGTTCATGCAGTGGCAGATCCCCGCCGAGGTGCTGACGCGCCGCAGGGCCGAGCGCGATCTGTTCTTCGACGGCGTGTGGGCCGGCAAGGACACCATCACGGTGTTCCCGGTGCGCAAGCCCAGCTACCAACCGAACTTCGCCAAGGGGCGCAAGGTCGACATAAGGAGCCTGCTGTGACGAACGTGGACGAAGAGATGGCGCAGGAGGCGCCGACCAAGGTCATCACCCCGGCGACCGCCCCGGCGGCGGGTGCATCCCTGTCAAAGGACGCCCTCGTGGTCATCGCGTTCTTCCCCATCCTGCTCCGCGCGATCGGCGCGCGTGACGCCACGACGGTGCTCAACTGGCTCCAGTCGTCCGACGGTGCGACGTTCCTTGCGATCGCCGTGCCCGCCGCTATCTCGTTCTGGCGCGCGCGCCACGCCAAGCAGAAGAAGCAGACGCTGCTCGACGTCGCCACGGGCAAGGTCGCCGCGGTGGTCGCCACCAAGCAGGGGCCGGTGGCGTGAGGGCCGCCCTGCTGGCGGCCGCCGCGCTTGTCCTGACGGGCTGCGCCACCACGTCGAACCTCAACCGCTGCTCGTACGGTGAGGCGCGGCGCACGCTGTACACCTCGACGATCACCGCGGCAGACGCGTGGGTTGCCTCCGGGCGCACGCTGTCGCGCGAGGCCGCGCTGGGCCGGCAGGCCGCCGCGGTGGCGCTGTCGGTGCTGGACGCCACCTGCCCGCCGGGCGCGTGATACGCACTTGCGTGACGTGGTCGCGCCCGCCTATGCTCCGAGCTGCCGGGCCCGTGGTGGGCGCGGCCGCACGGGTCGCTAGGCAATGCTGGATGCACGCCAACTAGAGCCCCCGCTGTCGCGGGACGAGCAGTTACTGCGCGACAAGTTCGTGGCGCAGTACCTGCGCGACTACGACGCGTACAAGGCGTGCCTGCGGCTGGGCTTCACGCACGCGTTCGCGCTGTCGTGGAGCGAGCGGTTCATGTGCGACGGGTACGTGCAGCGCGCGATCGCCCACATGACGGCACAGCCAATCGAGCTCACCGACGAGCAGCTCAAGGCGCAGGTGCAGCGGCGGCTGGTGCAGATCGGCATGCGCGCGGGCGACGGCGCCAGCGTGTCGGCGCTGCGCGCGCTGAACGCCATGAAGGGCTGGGACAAGAGCGAGGGCAGCACCGACAGCGAACAGGCCCTGATCGACGCGTTTAAGTCAATCGCCGAGCAGCTACCCACGTGAACAACATCGCGCTGTCGCGGCAGGCCGAGCGGTGGTACAGGCTCAAGGACCACCCCGTCCAGCTACGGCTGGTGCGGGCGGTCGAGGACGGCATCCGCTTCCCCGTGGTGCCGGCAGGGCGGCGCAGCGGCAAGACGGAGCGCGCCAAGCGGTTCCTGTCCAAGCAGGCGATGTACTACCCTAACCAGAAGTACTTCGCAGGGGCTCCCACGTACAATCAGGCCAAGAAGATCTGGTGGGACGACCTGAAGGCGCTCACCTTCTCCGCCGCCCACCGCACGCGCCCCAGCGAGTCCGACCTCAAGATCTTCCTGCCCAACGGCAGCGAGATCCACGTCGTGGGGCTTGACCAGCCGCAGCGCATCGAGGGTATCAACTGGACGGGCGGCGTGATCGACGAGATTGCGGACGTCAAGCCCGAGTCCATCGATGCCAACATCATGCCCGCGCTCAACACGGTGGATCCCCGCCGCCCCGACTACCGGCCGTGGTGCTGGTGGATCGGCGTGCCCGACGGGCTCAACCACTACTACGACATGGCCGAGTACGCGCGCACCAGCGGCGACGCGCAGTGGGGGCTGTTCCACTGGAAGAGCAGCGAGATCCTGCCGCCCGACGTGATCGAGCAGGCGCAGCGCACCATGGCCCGGCGCCAGTACCTCCAGGAGTACGAGGCCAGCTTCGAAACCGCCACCGGGCGCATCTACGACGACTACGACGGCAGCATCGGGGGCATCAACCACACCGACCGCCGCCTGACGGGCATCGAGGCGCTGCACTGGATGCACGACCAGAACTTCACGCCGCTCAGCAGCGCCATCGCCGTCATCGAGGACGACGTGGCGTACATAGTGGACGACATCGTGCTTGAGTCTGCCATCAGCAAGCAGGCGGCGCTGGAGTTCATCGAACGCTACCGCCACCACATCAACAAGACGGTGTTCATCTACGGCGACCCCGCGGGCCGGGCCGGAGAGAAGCACGGGCACGCCAGCGACTACACCGACATCGAGGACATACTGCGCATCAACGGCTGGCGGTTCGAGCGGCGCGTGCGCAAGGCCGCCCCCGCCATCCGCGACCGGCAGAACTCGGTGCGCGCCCGCATCCGCAACGCCAAGGGCGAAGTGCGGCTGCGCGTGAACCCAACCCGGCCCAACGGCGAGCCGTCGTGGTCACACAAGGGCCTCGCCACGGTGCAGCTACAAAAGGGCAGCACCTACCAAGAAGACCAGAAGAACCCGTACCAGCACATCACCACCGCGATCGGCTACTTCAGCGACTGGCACTGGCCCGCTGGCAAGAGCCAAGGCGGCCGTGCTACCACCACCGGCAACACTTGATACAGGGGCGACCACATGGCACTAGAATCGGTGCATCCCAAGTACACGGCCGCGCTGCCCGACTGGGAGACCATGCGTGACGTGTACAAGGGCGAGCGGCACGTCAAGGAGCAGACGACCAAGTACCTAAAGCCCACCAAGGGCATGCTGCTCGACGGGTTCGGCAAGGCGGCCACGGCGGACGGCGTGAACATCGGTCAGGAGACTTACGACGCCTACCTCCTGCGCGCCGTGCTGCCCGACTACGTGCGCGAGGCCGTCGAGGCGCTGCTGGGCCTGCTGCACAGCCAACCGGCCGTCATCGAGGTGCCCGAGGGCATGGAGGACATGCTCGAGAACCTCACCGCGCAGGGCGAGGACGCGCAGATGCTGCTCAAGCGCATCAACGAGGAGCAGCTACTCACCGGCCGGCTTGGCCTGCTGCTCGACCTGCCCACCGACCCCGACCCCGCCAACCCCACGCCGTACGTCGCCCTGTACGTGGCCGAGTCCATCCGCAACTGGGACGACGGCAGCGACAAGGAGGGGCGTGACGCCCTGTCGATGGTCGTGCTCGACGAGTCGGGCTACCGGCGCACCAACTTCGAGTGGCACCTGCTGGCCAAGTACCGCACCCTGTTGCTGCACCGCGAGGGGATGCCCAACGACTACAAGGGGCCGCTTGACTACTACATGGGCGTCTTCGAGCAGGATGGGGGCGGCGCCCCCACGTTCGTGGAGGCCGACCTCGACACCCCCAAGCTGCGCGGCCGGGTGCTCGAGGAGGTGCCGTTCGTGTTCGTCAACACCAAGGACATCGTGGCCGACCCCGACGTGCCGCCGCTGCTGGGGCTGGCCAACCGGGTGCTGGCCATCTACAGGGCCGAGGCCGACTACAGGCAGAACCTGTTCCTACAGGGGCAGGACACCCTCGTGGTCATTGGCGACCTGAAGACGGCGTCGCGCGATCCCAACGAGCTCGCGGCATCGGCCGACACGGGCGAGGCCGTGCGCGTTGGCACCGGGGCCATGATCCACCTCGAGGCTGGCGGCGACGCCAAGATGGTGGGCGTCAGCGCCACCGGCCTGTCGGAACAGCGCACGTCGCTCGAGAACGACCGCAGGTGGGCCGAAGGGCGCTCGGGCACACTGTCGGCCGAGGGCGACGACAGCGCCGCCAGCGGCGAGGCGCTGCGCACGCGGGTGGGCACCCGCACGGCGTCGCTGAACCAAGTGGCGCTCACCGGCGCCGCGGCGCTCGAGTGGATGCTAAAGTGCGCGGCCCGGTGGATGGGCAAGGACGACAGCAAGATCAAGGTCACGCCCAACCTCGAGTTCGCGGACTTCCAGATGTCGGGTGAGAACCTCACCAAGCTCATGGCTGGCAAGCAGGCCGGCGCCCCGCTCAGCGCCAAGTCGCTGCACCGGCTCATGGCGCAGGGCGGCATCACCGAGCTCACCTACGAGGAGGAGGTGGATGAGATCAAGGGCGAGGCCGCGCTGGCCCCGCCCGCGGGCACCACGGCGGGCGGCGACCCCGATGACGCGCCACCCGCGCCTGACGCCACCGGCGCCGCGGGGGCCTGAGCGTGGCGCGCAGGCCCGTGCTGGGGCCGCTGACCACGGCCAACGAGCGGCTGGTGGCGCTGGAGGTCATTCGGCAGGTGCTGCTGCTGCGGTTCAGCCTGCACGTGCGCCAGCTTATGGTCGACGCGCTGAACGCCACCGAGCAGCCCATCGGGCGGCTGGTGCGTGATGCCCTGCGCACCGACGCCGGGCTGCGCGACCCCGCGCAGGTGCGGCAGCTAGACCGGCTGATCGACCAGATCAACGCCATGCGCGAGCCCGCGTGGCAGGCCGGGGGCACGGCCGTTGAGGCGGAGATGGTGGCGCTGGGCGACGCCGAGCCCGAGGAGCAGCGCGATCTGTTCACGTTCCTGCTGCCGGGCCTGTCGATGTTGCTGCCCACCGGCGTGGGGCTGGCGGCGGCCGCGCTCCCGTTCCAGGGCCGCACGCTGCGGCAGTGGCTCGCCGACGCCCGGCAGGACGACGCCCGGCGCATCCGGCAGGCGCTGTACGCGGGGGCGGCCGCGGGCGAGGACCCCGCCACGGTGGCGCGCCGGGTGCTGGGCACCGCCTCGGCCAAGGGCACCGACGGCGCGACGCAGGTCAGCCGCAACCACGTGGACACGATCGTGCGTTCGGCCACCACGCACTTCGGGGCTGTGGCGCGCGACCAGTTCTACCGGGCCAACGCGGCCGTGCGCTACGTCGCACCCCCGCTCGGCACCGCCCGCCCGCTGCCCCGGCCGCTGGCGCTCGGCACGGTGGCCGACTCGGCGGTGGCGGCAGCGGCACGACAGGCGTCGCAGGCCGCCGCGGCAGCGGCCGCGCTGGCGGGCGGGCGGGGCGAGCCGGTGGGCAAGGCCGTGTTCCTGCTCGAGCAATTCGTAGCAATCCTGGACAGCCGCACCACGAAGCTGTGCCGCGGCCTCGATGGTAACAGGTACAAGCTGGGCGAGGGCCCCGTCCCGCCGCTGCACCTGAACTGCCGCTCGAACCGCGTGCTGGTGCTACCCGAGGCTCTGGGCGGGCCGCTGTACGACCCCGGCGAGTACGGCGACTGGGTCCGGCGCCAGCCGTTCGCGGCGCAGGTCCTGCTCATGGGCGCCTCGCGTGCCGGCGGCGTGCGCGACGGCAAGGTTGACCCCGGCGGGTTCATGGACTACGGTGCGCGGCCGACCACGCTGGGGCAGGTGCGCGACGAGGTGCGCCGGCTGATGGGGTCGTACCAATGAACGGAGACTGGCATGATCAAGCGTAGCATCCTACTCGCCACCGCGTCGCTGCTGGCGACCCCCGCCCGCGCGCACGCGCTCAAGGGCACCGTCGACAGCCTCGACGACATCCCGGAGGCGCTGCACACCGAGTACGTGCAGCAGGGCGACAAGTTCGTGTTACAGGTGGAGGGGTTCAAGCCGCAGGGCGAGTTCGAACGCGTGCAGACCGCGCTCAACAACGAGCGGCGCCAGCACGGCGACCTCAAGGGCCGCGTGAAGCAGTTCTTCGGCGACGACAAGTTCGAGGACGTGCGCGCGTCGCTGGACCGCATCCCCGAGCTCGAGGCGTCGCAGGGCACCATCGACGACGACAAGCTCAACACCATCGTCGAGGGCCGGCTGCGCACCAAGCTCGCGCCGATCGAACGCGAGCGCGACACGTACAAGGGGCAGGTCACCGAGTTGCAGGGCACCGTGGGCGAGCTGACCGGCAAGGAGAAGCGCCGGCTGGTGCGCGACGAGATGCGCGCCGCTGCCAAGAAGGCGGGCGTGATGGACGCCGCCATGGACGACGCGCTGCTGCTGGGCGACACCATCCTCGAGGTGCGCGAGGACGACGGCAAGGTCGTGGTCAGGGAGGGCACCGGCTACCCGCAGGGCGTCGAGCCGAGCGTGCTGTTCACCGATCTCCAGTCCAAGCGGCCGCACTGGTTCGGCGAGAGCCGGGGCGGTGGCGCGGCAGGCAGCCGCGGCGGGACCAAGATCACCAGCAACCCGTGGTCGAAGGACGGCTGGAACATGACCGAGCAGGGCCGCATCTACCAAGCGGACTCGAGCAAGGCCGAGCAGCTCGCCAAGGCGGCCGGCCACGACTCGGCGCTGGGGGCCCGCCGCCCGGCGTAGCGATCGGGGCTTGCGGGAGGGGCCGTCGCGTGTTACCTGTCCACCCTCAAAGGTGGGGCATGTGCCGGCCTTCCCGCCAGCCGTTCATCCGGGCCTGTGGCCGGATCCTTGGGCTAGGCAACCAACGATCCGTCTCATCCACAGGGAGCACCCCCATGCGCACCAGCGCCAGCCTCGTACTACTCGCCTCGACGACCGCCCTCGCAGGCGCCGGCCCAGCCCGCGCCCACGCCACCGGCGTCACCCGCATCGCCGACGTCATCGTCCCCGCGGTGTTCAGCCCCTACGTCCAGCAGCTCACGCAGGAGAAGTCCCGCCTGATCCAGTCTGGCGCCGCGGTGGTTGACCCCACGCTGAGCGCGAACCTCGACGGCGGCGGCCTCACGTTCAACGAGCCGTCGTTCAAGGACCTCGACAACGACGCCGAGAACGTGTCGTCTGACGACCCCACCGTGCAGTCCACGCCGAAGAAGATCGGCAGCTCGACCGAGATCCAGGTGCGCCTGTCGCGCAACAACTCGTGGTCGAGCATGGACCTTGCCGACGCCCTCGCGGGCCGCGACCCCATGGACGCCATCGCGCAGCGCGTGGCGTACTACTGGACGCGCCGCCAGCAGGCCGCGTTCGTGGCCACGATCCGCGGCATGTTCGCGGACAACGCGGCGGCCCCCTCGGGCGGCGACACCCACACCATCAACGACATGACCCGCGACATTTCGGGCGCGGCGTTCACGGACGGCGTCACCAACTTCAACGCCGCCGGCTTCATCGATGCGACCACCACCATGGGCGACTCGATGGGCGACACCAGCCTCGTGCTGATGCACTCGCTCGTGTACGGCCGCGCGCTGAAGAACAACCTGATCAACTTCGTGCAGCCGTCGGGCAACGAGGGCGCCACCGCGATCGCCACCTTCCTCGGCCGCGAGATCATCGTGGACGACGGCGTGCCGTTCAGCGGCGGCGTGTTCGAGACGTGGCTGTTCGGCCGCGGCGCGATCCGCATGGGCATGGGCTCGCCCAAGGTGCCCACCGAGGTCGACCGCAAGCCGGAGAACGGCAACGGCGGCGGTCAGGAGATCCTGTACAACCGCACCGAGTGGATCATCCACCCCACGGGCCACGCCTACATCGGCGTCACCCCGGCGGGCGGACCCGCCAACGCCGACCTGCTCGCCGCGGCCTCGTGGCGCCGGGTGTGGCCGGAGCGCAAGCAGATCAAGATCGCGCGCCTGATCACCCGCGAGTTCTGATGCAAGCGGGGCGCCCTGCGCGCCCCGCGACCATCACACCGCACAACCGGAGGAGCCCGACGTGGCCGACTACGACAAGATCAAGGGCGCGCTGCGCCAGCTCGACCCCAAGAACGACAACCACTGGACGTCGCTCGGCGAACCGCGCATCGACACCGTGCGCCTGCTGGTGGGCGATTCGAACATCAGCCGCGCCGACATCGACACCGCCGACAAGGCGTTCAACCGGCAGGCGGCCCGCGACGCGGCGGCCCCGCAGGGCGGCGACTCTGGCTCGGCCGACGCCGGTGCCACGGCCGCGCCTGCCGCGCCCACGGTGGCCGACGCCGGTGCGCCCGGCGGCACCACCACCGGCGACCCGGTCCCGCCGCCCCCGCCCGCGCCCGGCGAGATCACGGTGACCCCGCCCGTCGATGCAGATGGCAAGGAGCAGCCGACCGACGTGCCCCCGGTGCCCGCGGCCCCGGCGGCCGACGGCCTGCCCACGGCGGCCGAGCCCGCGATGGTCGAGGGCGGCACGCCCACCGAGCGCGCGCAGGACGCCGAGACGGCGAGCCGGGACGTTCCGGACGCCGTGGTCGAGCAGGGCGGCGCGTGGCTGCCCCCGCAGATCACGCAGGGCACCACCGAGCAGGGCTACAACGCCCTGAACAGCAAGGCGGACGACCTGCGCGACGCGCAGGCCAGCACGGCCCCCAGCCCCAACGCGCCCGAGGCACTCGGCGGAGCGCCGGGCGCGCGACAGGCGGGCGGCGTCACCAACGAGGCGGGCACCGACGAATCTACCGAGCAGCGTCCGGGCGAAGCCCAACTCTCCGCGGTGGACCACGGAGCTGATGGTGACGCCGATGAAGTCGCGTCGCTGGAGGAGGAGCTGGAGGCCGCGGTCGCAAACAGCGCCAGCCTGAAGGAGGTGGCCGACGAGGCGCGGGCCGAGCTCGACAAGTCGGTCGCCAACGAGTCGCGCATCCGGCAGGCCATCGAGGTGGCGCGCCCGCGCGGCGGCAACATGGAGGCCATCCAGGCCGCCTTCGCCGCGGCAGACGAGGTCGCGGCAGGCAAGGCGCGGATGCGCAAGCAGCTGAGCGACGCCGGCATCGACATCGGCAAGATCCAGGAGGCGATCAGTGCGTCGCCGCTGGACAAGGCGATGAAGGGCTGACGCGGTGGCGTTCACGGTCGGGGTCGCGGGCGCCAGCTACGCGAGCGTGGAGTACGCAGACGCGTACGCCGCCGACCGCGGCGCCACGGACTGGACGGGCGCCTCCGCGCTGAAGCAGGGGGCGCTCGTCCGGGCCACGGATTACATCAAGGCAATGTTCGCGGCGCGCTTCGACCCCGCGCTGTTCGCCACGGGGCTGCCAGACTCGCTGCTGCGCGCGACCGTCGAGTACGCGCGCACCGAGCTCAAGACGCCCGGCGGGCTGGCCCCCGCCCCCGCCGTTGACGCCAGCGGCTACAGCGTGGTCATGACGAAGCGCAAGCTGGGCCCGCTTGAGCGCAACTTCGCCGTGGTGGGAGCAGGCGAGGGCCAGCGCCCGGCCACGCGGCGCTCGTTCCCGGTGCCCGACGCCCTGATCGCCGGCCTGCTGCTGCCCGCGCAGGGCGCCACGCGGGTGGTGCGCTGATGGCCGACTACAGCGAGGACATTGCCCTTGCCCGCGAGATGATCGACGAGGCCGGGCAGGTGTGCGAGTGGCGCAAGACCACCGTCGCCGCCGACCCGGACCGCCCGTGGCAGGGCGGGGTGCCGACCACCGTGGTCAAGCGCCCCACCATCGCCTTCCTGCCGGCCACCGACGGCGGGGACTTTGGCATCACCAAGTTCAAGCAGGGTGGGGACGACAGCCCGGCGTTCAGCACCTACGGGCTCATGGCGCCGCAGGACTTCGAGCCGGCGGTCACTGACGTGCTGCTGCGCGGCGGCGTGCCCCAGACGGTGGTCGCGATTGACGTGCTGCGGCCGGCCGAGCAGGCCGTGCTGTACATACTGAGCATCGCGTGATGGACAACGCGTCGGCGCGCACCCTCCTGTACGACTTCGGCCGCGACCAGTTCAGGCTGGCCACGCAGGCCGTCGTGGGCACGCAGGGCGAGCTGCGCTACGGCAGCGACCCCAGCAGCCGGGCCAAGCTGGACCCGCCCGACGGCACGTACTGGGCCCGCGTCACGCGGCGCATCGTGCGCGAGGAGCAGGAGACGCTGCGGCTCAACACCCGGCGGTGGGTTAGCGAGGGCCTGCTGTTCGTGCAGTTGTTTGCGCCCGTGAGCGACAGCCGCGCGCTGGTGCGAATCGACCAGATTGGCGAGCAGGTGCGGAACGCCTTCCGCACGTACCAGCACGCCGAGATGGAGTTTACAAACGCGTGGATCAACGATAACGTAAACGACGAGCCCGATTGGATCAGGGCCAACGTCATTGCTGACTACGCGTACCGGCAGTTCATCTAGGGGAACACACCATGCCCGCCGACCACCAGTCTTCGAACATCTCCGGCCTGTACGAGGCCGAGGAGCAGACGCCGGGCGTGCTGCCCGCCTCGCCGCAGTGGCAGGAGCGCGAACCGAACAGCTACGGCGACTTCGGAGGCAACTTCGGCATGACCACGCGCAAGCCCATCACGCGTGACCGCCAGTACCGCAAGGGAGAGGTGTCGGACAACAACCCGACGTCCAGTTACACCGAGGACCTCACTGGCCTCAACATGCGAAGCAAGATGCAGGGCTTCCTGTACGCCGACGCGCGCGAGGTGCCCAGCACCCGCCCGATCAACGGCGCGCGGGTTGCCATCACCAGCGTCGACGGCACCGCCGAGCAGTACAAGGCCGCGGCCGGCCTCACCGTCTTTCGCGTCGGCCACCTCGTGCTGGGCAGCGGCTTTGGCCTCGCCGCCAACAACGTGTTCACGCGCGTCAACGCGGTCACGGCCACTGCGATCACGGTGGACGCAAACCTCGCCAACGACGCCGCCCCGGCGGCGACGGCCGCGATCGAGGTCGTGGGCTTCCAGTTCGCGGCGGGCGGCGCGGTGCTGTCGCTGCCGCAGGGCCGCGCCCTGCTCACCGTGGCGGCCGGCGGCATCATCGCGCTGGGCCTGACGCTGGGCGAGTGGGTCGGCGTGGGCGGCGACACCGCGATCACGCGCTTCGCCGACACCGGCGCGGGCGCCCCGTTCTACGGGCGCATCAGCGCCATCACCGACACCACGATCGAATTCGACAAGACCACGGGCGTGCAGGCGGCCAACGCGGGCGCGGCGAAGACCATCCAGCTATTCTTCGGCGTGGTGGTCCGCAACGAGGACGACCCCACGCTGATCAAGTACCGCACCTACACGCAGGAGCGGCAGATCGGCGTCGGCGCCGGGGGCACATCGTCAGAGTTCGTCCGGGGGGCGCAGTGCAACCAGATCACGATCACCGTGCCCACGCCGGGCCCCGACGCAAAGGTCACGATCGAGCAGACGCACATTGCCCTGCTCAGCGGCGAGCGGCTGGCGGCCGAGCCCAACCTGACCGCCACCGGCGTGGTCACTGCCGCCGCCAACGACCCGTGCTTCAAGCCGGGGCTTGACGTGTACCGCCACAAGCTCACCATCATCGACGAGCTGACGCTCAACCCGACCGGGCTGGTGGCATACAACAGCGAGTGCAGTCTCGTTATCAACAACAACGCGGCGGGCAACAAGGCGATCGAGGTGTTTGGCAACTCGGGCGTCAACATCGGCGAGTTTGGCGTCACCGGCAGCCTCAACGGCTACTGGACCAGCGTTGCGGCCACCCGCGCCGCTCGGCAGGGCGCCGAGGCCACTTGGGACCTCATCCTCACCAAGAACAACCGCGCGGTCATCTTTGACATCGCCTCGCTGGGGCTCGGCAACGCCCGCGCGCAGGTCGAGGCCAACACCCCGGTCAAGATCCCGCTGGACACTATGGCGGGCAAGGGCAAGTTCGGCTACAGCGTGCTAACCTGCTTCCTGCGGTACGTCCCGAACGTTCTGCTGGCGCAGGCCCAGAACGCGTAAGCCAAGGAGCATTGAATGTCATTGAAGGCTAAGTTCAAGACCAACACCTCGCTCGTCAACGACGGGGTGTGGTTTACGGTGTGCACCAACACCGATGGCACCACCTGCCGCGTCAAGTTGCGCCGCACAGGGCAGGGCAACGCGCTGTGGTCGCTGGCGTGGCGCAACCACCAAGGCGACGACCTTGTGGACCTCACCCCGGCGCAGGACGCCGAGTTCATGGCCAAGGTGTACGCCGACGCCGTGGTCGCCGGCTGGGAGCACATGCAGCCCAACGACGACGGCAAGGACTGGGAGTTCACCAAGGAGAACGTGGTGAAGCTGCTGGGCAACCTCGACTGGCTTGAGCTCAAGAACGACTGGCGCGAGAAGGCAGACTCGCTCGCGCCGTTCCAGGACCCGCGCGAGGACGACGTAAAAAACTAATCGAGGTCCTGCTGTATCGCAAGACGTACGGCGGCGGGGTCGGAAACGCCCTCGTCGCCCAGATGCGGCGGGACGGCATAGAAGTGCCGGCGGACTTGGCCGAGCAGCCCACGCTGAAGCTGGGGCTGGTGTGCTACCTGGACGCTTTCTACGAGCTTGACACCGAGCGCAACCACACGCTATCGTTGGCGCGTATCCCGTGGTCAAAGGTGGTGCAGTACGCCGCCGAGTACGGGTACGACAGGGACGAGATGGTGTTCTTCATCAGGCGGATGGACGACGCGCACCTCGACAAGCTGCGTGCGGAGGCCAAGGGAAGTGGATCTGGCGGATCTGGAGAAGTGGTGCACCGCCCTCCCCGCCCGGATTGACGACGCCGCCAACCGTTTGGCAGTGATCGTGACCACGGAGATGGCGGACGACGTCATCGAGCACACCCCGGTCGACACCAGCGAGGCCGAGTCCAACTGGCAGGCATCGCTCAACGTGGCCCCGTACCTGCCGCTGCCCGCCATCTACGAGGGCGAGCGCGGCAGCACGGCGGCCGCGTCGGCGCGCGAAGCGCTGGCCCACGTCAAGCGCACCCTCAAGGACAAGCGGCCCGGCGAGGCCGCGTACCTGTCGAACCTTGCCGAGCACATAGTGGACCTCAACGACGGCACCTCCAAGCAGGAGCCGGCCGGGTTCGTTGAGCGCGCCGAGCGCAAGGGGGCCGTCAAGGCCGATGCAACCGGGCTGGAGGTGAAGGCGTGACCGAGAAGCGGTTTGACATCGTCGTCCAGGACAAGGTCGCGCGCACCATCAAGACCGAGTTGGACGCCATCGGCGCCTCGGCCAAGGGCACGCGCGGGTTCGTTTCTGACCTCAAGAAAGAGATGTCCACGCTCGCCTCGGCGCAGGGCGGCATGGGCAGCGCGGCGAGCACCAACAACCGCAACATGCGCGAGCAGGCCGCGTCCACCTACGCGGCGTCACGAGCGCAGGTGCGCTACCGGCAGGACATCGAGGCCAGCACCCGCGCCCTGCGTGAGCAGGCGCAGGCGGCGCGCGACCTAGCGAGCGCCCGCGCGGCGGCCGCGGGGGCAGGGGTGCCGACTCAGGGCGGGCAGCAGTACGGGCCGCCCGCCCCCGGCCCGCGCACCCAGCCCCGGCCCGCGCCCGCCCCCGGCCCGAGCGCGGGCCCCGCCTCGGCGGGCCCCGCCTCGGCGGGCGGCACCGCGGCCACGGCCGCCAACATCGCGGCGGCGGCGCGCAGCAGCCGCGAGCTGTCAGCCAACGGCGGGCTGGCGGCAAACGCCTTCGCGAACTTGGCCTACAACGTCAACGACGTCGTGGTCAGCCTTGGCAGCGGCCAGAAGCTAATGACGGTGGCGCTCCAGCAGGGCGCCCAGATCGCGCAGATCCCCATGCAGGCCGGCATCAGCTGGAAGCAGTTCGGCAGTCAGGCGGCGGTCAGCTTTGGGCTGGTCAAGCGCACCGGCGATGCCGCCCTCGACGCCGCGGCCGCGCAGGCCACGATGGCGGCGAGCGCGCTGGCGCAGGCCGAGGCCGCGGCGGCAGGCAACGTGCGGGTGGCCGAGACCGAGGCCGCGCTGGCGGCGGCGCAGCAGCGCACCGCGACCACGAGCACCGAGCAGACGGCGGCGGCAGCCCGGCTCACCGCGGCGAACGAGGCCCTCGCGGCGTCCAACGCCGAGGCCGCGGTGGCGACCGAGGCGCTGGAGGCCGCGCAGGGCACGGCGGCGCGGGCCCAGACGGCCGCGGCCGGGGCAGCCACCCGCGGGCTGTCGGCGTTCGCGCGCGCCGGGCTGGTGGGCGTCACGGTGGCCACGGCTGCGGCGGGTGCGATCGCGCTGCTCACCAAGGAGGCCAACGACGACTCGGGGCTCAAGAAGTACACCACCGCCATGGGGTACACCAAGGCCGAGGTCAAGAAGCTCAACGCCGTTACCGTCGAGTGGGGCGACACCACCAAGGCCGTCATGCAGGTGGTGGGCGGCGACGTGGCCGCGTACGCCAAGGGCATCGGCGGCAGCCTGCGCGACCAGATCAAGAAGGAGGTGGTCGCCACGGCCGCGCAGTTTGGTCTGAGCATGGACGACATCAAGCAGTTCATGGGTGACGCCATGGACTGGGTCAGCACCAAGGCCAAGCAGGGCATGGCCTCGCTGTACGCGCTGGGGGCCGGGACCAAGGCGTACCTAGGAGAACTCGAGAAGGGCGGCATCGGCGGCCTGTTCAAAACGATGACGGGGAACGGCGACCCCAACCTGCTGGCGAACACCTACGGCAAGGCGTACAAGGAGGGGCTGGCGGGCGTCGAGGCCGGCGCCAAGTACCTAGGCTCGCTCGACGACCGCATCACCGACCGGGCCCGCAAAAACGCCTCGGCCCGGCAGGCGTCGATGGCCAAGGACTACTTCGACCCCAAGAAGGGGCCCAAGGCGCCCAAGGGCTGGGATCGCGCGCAGGAGCTTAAGAACGCCAACGCCGAGCTAGACGCGCAGGTCAAGCTTACCAGCAAGTACGGCGACGAGCTTGAGCGCGCCAACCAACTGGAGCAGATCGCCAAGAAGTTCCGCGACCACAACGTGCCGCTGACGGCGGCCGAGACGGCCGGGCTCGAGGCCAAGATCCGGGCGCTCCAGGAGGGCCGCCGCGTGCAGGAGGCCATGACGGCGGCGGACGAGGCCGCCAACGGCTCGTCGCGCAAGTACGAGGCCAGCGTCACGGCGCTCAACAACCTGCTGGACAGCGGCGCCATATCGCAGGAGCAGTACCGCGAGCAGATGCGGCTGACCGAGCGGGCCTACGAGGACGCCACCAACCCGCTGGCGGCGCTCAACCGCGAGCTGATGCGCAACGGCGAGCTCATGGGGCTGTACGGCCGCGACCGCGACGTCAAGAGCTACATCCAGCAGTTGGAGCAGGCCGCCGAGGCGCAGGGCAAGAGCATCTACGAGCAGGACGCGCCGCCGACCACAACCAACGGCAACGAGGTCGTGGTCACAGCCGGGCGCCGCCGCATGACGACCGAGGCACAGGGCATGGTCGACGAGTACAAGCGCCAGCAGCAGCAGGAGGAATACACCCGCTTCTTCGAGCAGAACGACAGCCGCCAGCGGGCGCAGGACCCCAGCGACCCGTCGTACGCGCTGGAGAAGCACAAGGAGCTGTACGCCGAGCTCAAGCGGCTGCGCGAGACGGACGTCATCGATGAGGGCGAGGCCGCGCAGCGCAAGGCCGACCTCGACAGGGCGTACCTCGACGCGCGCTTGGCCAACGCGAGCACCGTGCTCGGCAACCTGTCTGCGCTCCAGAGCAGCAAGAACCGCGAGGTCGCAGCGCTGGGCAAGGCCGCGGCGATGACGCAGGCCACCATCGACGGCATCGCCGCGGTGCAGGCCGCCCTGCGCGGCCCGCCGGGCCCGCCGTGGTCGTACGCCATCGCGGCGTCGACCGGCGTCATGGCGGCCGCCAACGTGGCCAAGATCGCCGGCATTGGGTTCAAGCAGGGCGGCTACACGGGCAGCGGCAACCCCAACGACGTGGCCGGGCCCGTGCACCGCAACGAGTTCGTGTTTGATGCGGCCGCCACCAGCCGCATTGGCGTGCCTGCGCTCGAAGCCATCCGCCGCGGCGAGGGCGTGGCAAGCCCCGCGAACGATAACGGCGGCCGGGGGATAGGAGGACCTCGCGTCACAATCAGCCCCATGCCCGGCGTGTTTGTCGAAGAAGTTGCAACCAGTGATGACCACATCATGCTGCTTGCCCGGCGCGCGGCGCGTGACGAGGCGCCCAAGGCCGTTGCTAGGGACTTGCGCAGCGGCGCCAACTCGCACATGGGTACGGCAATGAAGACCACCTACGGGACGCCAAGGATAGATCGTTGAGAAAGCTCCTACTGGCTCCAGACGCCGATGGCTACGGTTCAACCGATGGCACCGAGGTCATTGCGACTTCGCTCGCGGGCGGCCCCAGTCGCTTCCGCAGGGACTTCATCGGGGCCCCCAAGGTCGTCAACGTGCAGTGGACGATGAACCCATCGCAGTACGCGTACTGGCGGGCATTCTACGCGACCGCGACCATGAACGGATCGTTACCGTTCATCTGCGATCTCGTGGGCAACGACGGAGCCGGTCCCGCCGAGCACGTGTGCAGCTTCGTGCCGGGCAGCATCGGCCTCCCATCGCAGCGTGGCCTGACGTACGTGCAGCAGGCCCAGATCGAGGCAAAGCCGCTGGCCACGGACGCCGTGGCCGACACCGAGCGCATGGACATCTACGAGGAGTCGCAGGGGCAGCCCGACCAGTGGCTCGCTGAGCTTTCGAGGCTTGCCACGGTGACGATACCAAGCCTGCCGGGCTTCGGTGCCTAGCTCCGCCCTCTCGTACTTCCTTGGCGGTGCCCGCACCGACGTCAGGTTGGAACTCGTCGAGTTCAGCCATCCGTCGTTCTCGCAGGTGTACCGCAAGGTGCGCAACGCGGCCGAGGGTGTGTTAGTCACGCTTGAGGACGGCAGTGCGGCGCCGTTCGACTACTACCCGATGTCCATCGAGGCCATGGGCAACGCGGGGAACCTAGACACGGGGGTGCGGATCAGCTTTGGTGACCTTGGGGAGGTGCTGCCCCGCGAGCTTGACCGCGTGTACGCCGACGACGCAATGGCAACGAAGCCCGTGGTGCTGTACCGGGTGTACCGATCAAATGATCTCACGCGGCCAATGATCGGGCCTCTCAGGTTGCAGGCAACGGCGTTCTCGTTCACCAGCGAGGGTGCCACCTTTGACGCCGCTGCGCCATACGTCAACAACAACAAGACCGGCGAGACGTACAACCTGACGCGCTTCCCCGCGCTGCGCGGGTTCCTAAAGTGAGCCTGATGGAGGCCACGCTGCGGCCGGGCTACAACTGCGCGCACTTCCTGTGCGACGCGTGGCTTGAAGAGACGGGGTGCGACATCAGCCCCGTGCTGGCCTGCTTCCTCGCCCCCGTGGCCCGGCGCACGGCCCACCACGGGCTGACCCGCGGCCTGCGCAGGCTGCCGGCCCCGGTTGGCCCCTGCGTGGTGCTGTGGCGACGGGGCGGGGCCGCCCCGCACGTGGGCTTGTACGTGCGGGGCCGCGTGCTACACCTCACCAACAACGGCCCGGTGCGTCAGCTGCTTGCGGTCGCCAAGGTGGGATACGACTCTGTGAGGTACTATGCCCCTCGTTAGGATCATCAGCGACCCCGCCGATCTATCGGCGTACGACGAGCACCGCACTGACGACCTGCTCGGCCTGCTGCGCGGGCTGTACCCCGACTGGCCCCCCACGGCGCGCGTGTACCGGGGGCAGGTGTCGCTGGCGAACGACGTCACTCCCAGCACCGAGGAACAGGTCGAGATTCTTGGCGCCGCCGAGCCTGACGAGCTGTTCCACGTGGTGGTGTACCCCGGCGACCCCATCACGGCACTCGTCACGGTCGTGGTCACGCTGGCCCTGACGGCCGCCGTGCTGTTGTTCTTGAGCCCCAAGGTGCCCTCGCTCAGCAACGACAGCCAATCGAGCAACAACACGCTGGGTGAGCGCGTCAACAAGCCGCGACCCAACAACCGCATCGAGGACATATTCGGCGAGGTGGTGTCGGTGCCCACTCTGATCGCGGTGCCGCTGCTGACCTTTGAGAACAACCTCGAGGTTGAGCACTGTTTGATGTGCGTGGGGCGCGGCGCGTACGACATCAGCGAAGTGCTGGATGGCGACACGCCCATCGCCAGCATCGCAGGCGCGGCCGTGGCGTTCTACGGCCCGCGCACGCGGCCGGGCAACGGGCAGCCATTCCTGAAGGTTGGCGCCGACATCACACAGGCGCCCGTCAACGTGGGGCGCAGCAACGAAGTCAACGGACAGATCCTGCGCATGCCCAACGATGGCGTTCTCACGGGCAAGACGGACATTACGTTCACGGGTCCCGACACCATCACGCACAGCGCCACCGATTACTCGTTTACGGATTCCTTTGCTCCTGATGCACAGGTCACGATAACCGGCAGCAGCGGCGGGTACGACGGCACCTACCAGATGCTGGCGGTCAGCGATGTCAAGATAACGCTGGCCAACCCCGGCGCCACGAACAACGCGTGGAAGGCGCTGGGCACGGGTAGCGCGCCGCAGACGAACGCGGTCAAGCTCACCGCCACGGGCACCCCGATGGTGGGGCCGTTCAAGGTCGACCACGACGGTGCCACCGAGCTTGTGTTCAACTTCGTGGCGCCACAGGGCGTGTACCGCCTGAACGAGCAGGGCAAGAACCGCGATCGCGCCGTGGTCATCAATGTGCAGGTGCAGCCCACAGATAGGATGGGCAACCCACAGGGTGCGGCCGTGGGTAGTTCAATCACCATCAGCGGCAACGGCAACGACCGGCGTCCCAAGGGGGCCACGCTGCGCGTGCCGGTGCCGGCCGGGCGTTTCTACAACGTCACCGTGATGCGCATCACGGGGCCGTTCGCCGACACGGACGAGACGGTGGTCGACGAGATCCGCTGGCGCGACCTGTTCTCGACCAGCCCCATCCCCGGTCCTGATTACGGCGACGTGACCACGCTGCAATCACGCACCTACGCGACGGCGGGAGCCACGAGCGTCAAGGAGCGGAAGATCAACTGCCGGGCCGTGCGCAGGGTCAGGGGGCGGGTGCGACGGGCCGGGGACCGGGCCTTCGACCTCCTCGTCTCGCCGCAGCAGGGCGTGACGGTGCGACGCGCCGGGCCGGGCACAAGGATAGACGCCACGGGCGCCCGCGTGAGCGAGGCCGCAGATGTCGCTCGCCTTGATTACGACCCGCGATCGCTCGCGCCGAGGGGCCTGCTGCTCGAGCCTGCTTCAACAAATCTGCTCTACCCCAGCAATGACTTCTCGAACGCAAGCTGGGTGCTCACCAACCTCACTAGCGCGGGCACCAATGCGGTCAGGGAGACGACCACCAGCGGTCCGCACGTACTGACGAACACGCGCGCGAACTGTCAGGCGGGGACGACTTACACCTACAGCATTGAGGCTGGCGAGGTGCCGTCCGGGCCCAAGAGATACCTGATGCTCCACCTGCGCTCTCAGGTGTTTGGGACTGACCTGTACGCGCTTTTTGACGCGGCGACGGGTGCCGTGCTGGCGTCGACGGCAGGACTCGCCGCGGGCAGCTCGGCCGCCCCTGAAGGCCGGTGGCTGTGCTGGGCCACCGCGAAGGCAACCGCTTCGGGCATCGTATCAAGCAGGGCTTTCCTGCGCAACCAACCCAGCATCTCAGCAGGGAGCTACGCGGGTGATACCACCGCAGGCATGCAACTGGCCAACGCGCAGATTGAGCCTGCGGCGGGGGCCACCAGCCGCATCACCACCGTTGCCGCGGCGGCCTCCCGCGCCGGCGACACCCTGCTGCTTGACGTCATGGAGCCGGGCTACGCAGGATCGCGGCAGGTCTCGCTCTTGCGTGACGACGGGACGACGCAGTCGATCGCAGGTGCGGCCGACGCAGGTGTGGTCACGCTCGCTGGGGACGGGCTCAATCGCTATGCGATTGCCCGAGCGACGGTCCCCGACGTGCCGGGTGCGGGGCAATACGACCCCATCCTGTCTAATGCGCTCACCGCGAGCCGCAGCGCGGCTGACATCCTCGTCCACATGGCGCTCGATCCGTTCATAGGCGCACGCACCGAAGACGAGATAGACATCGAACAGGTGTACGACACTATAGACGAGGTGCGCGCGTACTTCGGCTTTGATAACGCAGGTGAGTTCTCGGCAACCTTTGATCAAGACGACCTATCTTTCGAGGAGATGGCGCAGGCCGTCGCGCAGGCCGTGTTCTGCACCGCGTACCGGCAGGGGGCCAAGCTGCGCTTGTTCTTCGAACGCAGCACCACGGACTCTGTGCTGCTGTTCAACCACCGCAACAAGGCACCGCGCAGCGAGAGCCGCGGCGTCAAGTTTGGTAGGCTCAACGACTACGATGGCGTTGAGCTTGACTACGTCTCAGGCGACGACGGGGCAAAGCTGACCACGTACATCCCGGCCGACCAGAGCGCCACCAAGCCGAAGAAGATAGAAGTCATCGGCATCGTTGATCGCAGGGGCGACGGCGCCGTGCCGCATCTGCACGCGAGCAGGGCTTGGAACAAGATCCAATACCAGAACACCACCACCGAGTTCGAATCCGTTGGCGAGGCGAGCGAGTTGGTGCTCACGCAGCGCATCGAGGTCTCCGACAACACGAAGTCAGACGTCATTGAGGGTGAAGTCCGCGGGCAGGACGGGCTGGTGCTCACGCTGTCGCAGCCGTTCGTGCCTGCCGACGGCGTGACGTACGCGATGCACCTACAGCTCCCCAGCGGCAGGGTGCAGGTGCTCGGCGTCACGGGCACGGCCGACCCCATGCGGTGCGTGCTGGCGGGGGCGCCCGACGAGGCCCTTGACACCAGCGACGAGGTGTGGGCACTCCCCGTGTACCAGATCGTGGCGCCGGGGGGCCGGCCGTCCGCCTTCCTCGTCAGCGAGCGCGGGGCGTACAACGGCAAGACCCTGTCGGTGCAGGCGATCAATTACGACGAACGGTACTACGCCAACGACGGTGACTACAGGTAGGAGTGAGGTTAGATGGTAAGCACGCCACAGGATTACGCGAACGCGGGCGAGGACCTTCGTTTCATCAGCGACGTCGCCACCGGCGGCGAGGCCCTGAACGGCAACGGGACCACGACGAACCGCAAGGGCGCCGTCAGCCAGACCCTCGCAAAGCTCATCGCCACCATCAGCGCCGCCGCCAACGCCAACCCAATCGTGCAGGCCGCCCAGCAGGTCATCAACGCGACGGCGGCGTACAAGCCGCAGCTCGGCGCTCGCTTCTCGGTGGTGCGCGCCCGCCTCAACCAAGGCGGCGTCGTGAAGATGCTCATGCTGGGCGACAGCACCACCGACGGCGTGGCGACCACCAACTGGCCCGGCGGGCACGCGGCAGGCGACGCCGCCTACAACCCGCCGTTCGCATACCCGGCGGTGCTACAGGGCTACCTGCGGACGCTGCTCAAGAACAACAACATCACGGTGTACAACGGCGGGTTCAGCGGCCAGACCACGCAGTGGCTCCTCGACAACTACGATGCCATCGTCGCCAACATGGGCGCGCTCGACTTTGTCACCGTGAGCTCGGGCCTGAACGACGAGGTGGCCTCTGGCTACAACGCCGCCAGCTACTCAACCACGCTCAACAACCTGACGGCAAAGATAATTGCCAAGGGCTCGATCCCGGTGCTGATGAGTCCAGATCCGATCATGGAGACGGGCAGCACCACCAAGACGCGGCGCAACGAGCGGGTCGCCAGCGAGATCGCCGCGATCATGCGCGGCACCGCTGAGGCGTACGGCGCTGAGTTCTGGGACTCCTACGGGGCACAGTCGGCGCACTGGCGCGGCAACAGGGACGGCACGCCGGGCCAGCAGGGCGCGCAGCAGCAGGACGACCTGCACGGCGGAGACAACGTGCACGCGTTCAAGGCCAGCTTCGTGTTCGCGCAGCTGATGCGCGGCCGGGTGCTGTCCCTGTCGCAGGGCGGCCCGGTGGTGCTGAACGCGTGGGACGCCGAGGCGGGGTGCCTGACCACGCCCGACGGCACCTTCCGCGGGGCCAACACCCGCGCACAGGCGAACCTCAACTACGGCACGCTCGCCGCGAACACCGCCGTGAACGTCGTGGACGCGCTGGTGTGGAACGACGGCCCCAACACGGCCGCCTTCCTCCGCGCGCTGTCGAACGGTGGTGCCGCCACCGGCCTGCGCGCCAAGGTTGACGCGTACAGCTACTCGGGCCCGGTGGCGGTCAGCGACGCCGCCCTGCTGTCAGATGGCCTCGCCCAGAACGCCAACGCCAGTGCTTCCGAGAACGCCATGTTCCTGTGCTTCCTGCCGCACGGGCTCAGCCGCATCCGCGTCACGGGTCCGTCGGTGGCGGGGCAGGTGTTCGCGCCGTTCTTCGAGTTCTTCCCCAACTACCCGCTGCCCCGCGCGCGCGGCAGCTTCCGCCGCGTCTCGGGCGCCCCGCGGCTGGTGGCCGAGACGCGCGCATACTTCACGCCCCCGGCAGGCGGCAACGTTGACAACTACGTGATGGTGCCGTCGGCCGACGAACCCAACGGCGCCAACGTGGTCAGCATTGGCCCCGACGCGGCCCGGCCGACCCGGCTGCTGCTTGAGGTCACCATGCCCGCGGGCACCGGCGTGCTGCTCCTCGACGGGCCCATGTGGCCGGGCAGCACCTCGGCGGATGACGCCACGTCGCGCATTGCCCTGTACCTGTCGCGCAACAACGGCAGCAACGCGCTGTCGGGTGGCCGGGTCAACTACCGGACCGTCGACGCGTCAACGGCAGGCGGCGCGCGCGTGGGGCAGGTCACGGGCCCTGACATCGCGTGGTCCGACAACATGCTGCTGATCGTCGACCTGTGGCGCGACGGCACCAACCTGCGGTGCAAGGTCACGCTGGCCAACGGCACCGTGGCGCTCGACATGACGTGGGCGGCGG